TCAACAGTTCTTTTTCATCCAATCAAATACCCCCGTTCTTTCTATTTTATCTTTTATATCTCTCACTCTGTACTCTATCGTTCTTAGTGATAGATTTTCTTTTGTGGATATTTGCTTTTGTGAAAAACCACGGCAAAGAAGAGAGAAAATCCTCTCTTCCTCTTCCGTGAAATTGGCATTTTCTTTGATTTGTTCAAGTTCTGGCTTAATGAATTTTGTAAATTTCATAAGCCATTTCTCCATTAATTTAATTAATAAAATCATCTATTGTCATTTGACAATAATCTTTAGTTTTTCTGTTCATTTCTTGGCAAAACTGTCTGTATTGCCTTGTGTACTCGTAACTGTTCTTAAATACATTGCATACTGCTTTGTATAAGTTCGGCTCGTGTTCTTTCAATACTTCAAGTTCAAAATCAAGATTTCTTCCATATGGACAACCGCAACAGCCTGTACGCTTCAATCCGTACTCTGTATAGCATTTGCTGTGTTCAACTCCGTAATGTTGCTCATAACAGCTTTTATCATCGTTTGTGTACCAAAACAAAGGCCTGTACTCATCATAACTATCAGATTTCTCACTAAAACAATTTTTATATGACGTTGCCCTAACTCCGCCCTCGGCTTTTCGAATTCCAAGTATCATCAAATCGCATTTGATTTTTTGTGATAAATCTTTCTTGGATTTCTGACAGCACATGTTTGATATGGCAAAGGTGGGTGGATTAGCAATCAGAAATTCCTTAAGCCATTTATTCCAACCGATATTATTTCTCTTGCTTGGTTTCTTATTGCACCACCACATTAATGCTGATTTGCAACGTGGATATTCTGCATACAGTTCTTCAAAGGGCTTATCTTCCCACTTAAAGTTGTGCATTTGTAATCTGTGGATATTGTCACTTGCTTGCTTATTGCAAAATGGCTGTCCGTATATCCTACAACTTTTCGGTATTGTCATGCCATGTTGCCACGACTCAAAAGCCTCAATCTCTATTCCATACTTTTTCTCTAAGTATTTAATGTGCTCTTTCGTTGCTCTGTATTCAAGCCCTGTATTAAAGCATACATATCTGATTTTGTGGTGCATATCTACTCTCATGCATATGTCCATCATAATGTCGCTATCTGAACCACCAGAAACAGAGCAAACGATTGTTTTGTATTTATCATTGTTTATAATGCTCCATGCCCGAATCAGATTATCTCCGATTGTTTGATTTTTCGGAACATCATTTAATAATTCATCAAGAGAATGTATTGTGTTTGGATTTGCATTATATTTGCTATCCAAACCGGATTACACACAAGCATAATTCCCGACCTCTCGACTACGATTAGAACATCATGTGTTCCCCAAGTGCTTCGGTCTTACAATCGCAAACTCTCTATCATGTGAAAACTATGTAAGTGCAGGCTCCATTCTGTTTTTCATCATTCTCTTGATAGTTCGCTTTTCAGCCTTGACGTGCTGTATTTCTGATCGTAGAAAAGCAATTTCCTGCTTGTCTCCCACATCAATGGCGTGTTGAAGCATACACTCATACTCTGCAATCGCTTCGTTACAGTCACAAATGTCTTGTTGCGTATAGGCTTTTTGATCTGTTACGCACAAGCAGTCCATGAATGTCAAGATAAAATTATCTCTTCTGTATGCTGCGTCTGTACTGTTCGCCATATAATCACCATTCCTTTCTTAGATTTTTAATTAGCTTTCAAAACTTCTTTCATAGCGTTAGCCATATCGCATATACCCTTGATATAGTTAAATGCACCTATTATATATTCGTCTGAATTTTCTCCATCAACAACGCCTGTTGTGGCAAAGTTGATTAGCCTTAATGCATTGTGATTTATTGCGTTTTCGTCAATCACTATTCTCCAACTCCTTTTCTTTCAAAGCTCTCACAAGGCACATCAAGCAAGCAACCGCATTTTTCGATTTCCATCCCTCCCCAATACGTCTTGTATCTGTAAGAGTTTTCACATTTAAAGCAGAAATCCTTACCGCTATTCAGCTTGCAACTCGTCTTTTTATCCTCTAACTTTTTCTCAAGGCTTTCATTTGTTCTTTTGAGTTCTTCTACTTTTTCCTGTAGTTTCTCGCAATCATCATAGAGTTTATTGTATTTCTTCTTGCTTAAAATCTTCCCTCTGTTTCGCTCCTTTCAACTGTTCTGCTATCTGTTTTACTTGTCTTATGGCATTTTCCCAAGTTGCGCCCTCGGTTGGTAATCCGCTTGACATAGCCATTCCGGAAAAACGCTCAATGATGTTAGCGGTCAAATCATCAATAGCCTTGTTGTAACCCAACTTAAACATATTTACATCTTCGATAGTCAGATTTTCAAATGAATCAACCATTGTCTTAGCAACTACGTTCACGAGCTTCTTGACATAATCCTGAACTTCAATATCAATAGTTTCAATCTCCATCGCTTTCACCCTCTTTCAACAATTTCTTAATCTTCACTCTACTTTGCTCCTTTCGGTTTCTCGCACTGCTCAAATTCGATAACCCATACCCAAGGGTTTGCGTCCCAGCCATAGCGGTCAATGTCAGATTTCTTGATGGTGCTGTTCCACAATTCCCTGCCAAACAACTCTCCTCGTGCAACTCTTTCTTCCGTCCAGAATCGCCCGAACCATTTCCGTATTGAATAAAATTGGTTTAATCGCCATCTCTATCACCTGCCTTTAGTCTATCAACTTTATCGCTCAATTCTTCTATCTTCTGCACTGCTTCTCTCAAGACTTCTGCATTATGATTTATCGCCATTGCAAGTTCTCTGACGCTTGAGCTTAACGAAATACCTGTTATTTTTGTTACTGCTTTATTCTTCCATTTCATTCACCCCAACTCCTTTCACGATCTCGATTGCATCTTCTAAACATATAAAATGTCTATTTAATCCATGCGATTGTATATCTAACATACAGTCTGCTAAATTAAGATTATACTTGTTTAATTCTTTCAACTGCTCCACAACCTTATCCACATCATAGGCGGTCGGCTGCGCATCTATCACACTCGCCAATGTTGCCAAACTTACTCTTCTAAAATCATCATCAGATTTACTCGCACGCATGCAATATTCTTTTAGTACATCTGTATCAATCAGTCTCATCGTTTTTTATCTCCTTTTTTCAAATAATCAAAAATCTCATGTCCAATCATCGCTACAACTGACAGAATGCAAAAAAGATTAACTCCAAATTTTGTTAGAATATCTAACCTAATGGCTATAAGTATTAGCAGAATGAAATTTATGCACGATTGAAACATCATTCTTCATCACTCCAATCAAACCTGCAACCGCACTTGCTACAGTAATTTGGCGCATTGTTGTTATTCATTATCCCTATATCGTGACTGACTTTAATTTTGTTTCCGCATTCACAATGGAATATAGAAAGAGTATCACTAAGGTTATGGTTAAATATAGGTTTCTTCGCCGTCTGCTTAACCGCCGCCGCCCCGCATTCCTCCAGTGTGCCGATTACACGGTACTGTTGTACTTCTTCAAGTGCCTGTATTGCTACTCTAGTAGCTTTCGCAACCCTGCATCCCCCATATTCACAATTAAGCGGGCTGTCTGTGCCTTGTGCGCATTCATAACAACTGTCTTTCTTCAATATCTTAATTGCTTCACTCTCCGTCATATTATCCCTCGCTTTCCAATAACTCCGGATTGTCAAAGATGTTGCCGATAACTTCATATTCGGTATCATATTCAAGCCTATGCTTATAATATTTTTCGTTAGGAATTGTACATATAATTTCAAAATCTCTAAATGCTATAACCGTATTCACCTTGCTATTATTTATTTTTACAATATCATTCTCCCAAATCAGCTTGCCGTTCTTATCCTTAAGTCCGGTGCATCGGCATATTGTGGATGGGTCTACTTCATAATCTTGTAAGGAAAATTCCTTTCTACAATCATTAATACAATTAGGACATACGATTTCGTTGGCGAAAATATAATGAATATTTCTGCCATAATCATATAAATAAAAACCTTGCACCCATTCTCCATTGTCAAGTCTCTTTGCTTTGAAATATCTATCTTCCACATTCTCTCCTATTCCGCTTCTGATTGAAGCCAATCTTCCCACTCGCCGTGTTCTTCTTCGCTCGGAAATTCATGTTCCATCCACTGATAATCTGATTTTACTTTGCAAAGAAACTCTGCCAACTCTTCATCTGACATATTCCTTATCCTGTCGGCATTGGTCACTTTCGCGTCAACAAGTTCAAAGCACTCATCACGCCATTTCAATACATTATCAATATTAAATGAACTGTAACCTACATGGTAATAATCTTCGCCGACTTTTTTGTACTTGATTTCGTAATATGGCTTGTTGTCTATCATCCTTACGATAATTTCCAGAGATGTAACTTTGTTTTTTGTATCATCATTTTCTGAAACTTTGCTATCACATCTGCAACAAGGCTCGTTATCTATTGAATTGCTGTTGTGCTTGCAGTTATAAGAAATCTTTTCTTCACTATCATCAAATGCCTTTAAAAACATTTCAGCAATTTCTTTCTCGTAATTCTCTTTTACCAAGATTCCAGCCGCTGTTCGCTCTGTTAATCTCTCCATGTCTATTCCTCGCTTTCTGCCAGCTTTGCCGTTTTCCAATCGCTTATATCGCCACTTCCGCGCGCACTCCAAGATGTTGCTCCGTATCCCCATGCGTACACTATTCCGTTCTCGTATTTTGCAAAATACCTCCGTGTCCACGCATCAGATTCTAGGCCTCTCACAAGAATCGGCGTATCGACCGCTACCTTGCTCCAATCAACAGGCGGCTCAACATACTCGCTATTCGCCCATTTCAGTATTTTTTCATTACAATCTGAATAACCGAAATCACAATCTTTGCAAAGAAGATTGTCACAAGAAGTCATTTTCCCGTTGCGAACTGCAATTTTATCTCCCTTACACGCAATATCTAAAATTTCTTTTGCGTATTTCTCTCTGTTCAGCATATTCACACCTCCAAGTCACACACAAACTTAATCTCATTCGCCAAACTCTCCGCTATCATCGGCAACGTCAACTGAAACTGCTTGTAATTAGCTAACGTATCAATGTAGTCGATGAATTTGTCCGTGAAATACTGCAACTGTTTCTCTGTTATCTTAAATTCCTTTTTCAGAATCGTAAGCGTGAGCGCGAAATAGTTAAACAAAGACGCACCGGAAAGCCTGTATGCTTCACGCTCGATACAGAAACCTTTCTTTGCATACAGGTTCATTAACTGCCTTTGCGGAATTTTTCCGACTTCCTCTTTTATGTCGATTCCGTATTTACTTTTCAGATAAACAGACAAGTCCTTTCCGGTATTTCCACCGGATGCTGCTTCATCTAAGTAGGATTTCAAAAAATCCTGCAACCGGATGATTCTTGCCTGTCCGAATCCGAATTTGTCATGTAGAATTATGTACCCAATCACGACAAAATCTTTGTATGATTTTGATATAACCTTATCAGCATTTCTCTTTTCAAAATCATTTTGCCCGATAATCCGCATTTCCTGTTTTGTGTAAAATGTCGGCTTTTTCTTCCGTCTCAACGCATTGCTCATTTCTTTGATTTCTCCTTTCTGTATGTGATTTCCAACCATGCAAAATGACTCAATACAAGCTGTCTTGCACGTTCTTCAATCTCCATGCCCTTGTATTTGTTTATCAATGATTCTCCGGATTTTACAACTTCATCCCACCAAGAATCAGCGTTGTCCGGTGAATAGTATTTCTGAATGAATTGCCAATAATCCATAAATACTTGCCATTCTTCTGAACCCTTTTCGATTTTTGCACTTGCCATAGCTGCTACCTCTAAAACGGACAATCGCCATTGTATGGTTTGAATCCGTCCCCACGTTCTTTCTTTTTGATTTCCGCAACAACATCATCAAGTGGTTTTTCGATTTCAACAAACTTCATGTGATCTCCATCAAACTCCATTGCTTCACGCATTGTCATTCCCTGTCTGTTCTTCTCGATTTTTACACCCTTGGCTCCCTTGTCATTGTCTGACAGATTCCACAGCATAATTATGTTTGACGCGTCCTGTTCGATTGCTCCAGATTCCCTCAACTCTGCCATGGTAGGTTCTTTTGTGTCTCTGCTTTCAGATGCTCTTGTTATCTGCGAAAGTGCTATTACATGTGTATTTAAGTCTCTTGCAACCGATTTTAAACCTCTTGAAATTGATGCTACTTCTTCATTTCTTCCGGAATATCTGTTATCCGGCATAAGCAATTGCAGATAGTCAACAACGATAACGTCAAAGTTTTGGTGCCTGCATTCTGACTTTATTTCCCTCGGAGATACAGTCCCGGATGCAATCCATAATTGATAATCACTCATTTCTTCATTTGCTTGGTTAAATTTTTCCTGTTCATCGCCAAGAAACGCTTTTGCTCTTCTGATTCTCGTTAAGCCGATTTCCGCAAGTCTTGAAATAAATCGTTCATATACCTGTTTATCGCTCATCTCCAAATTGAAATATGCGACTTTAAGTCCTTTCTTTGCCATATTGCCAATAATCTGCGTTGTGAGTGCGGATTTTCCGACTGCCGGTCTTGCAGCAATTACTGTTACATCACCGCGTTCAAGGTCTCCAAGCGCATCATCAAGTTGCGATAACCCGATTTTTATACCGCCCTCTCCGACACTTTCGTTGAAATATTTGTCTTTATTCTCAACTGAAATCTGCTTAATTGGCTTTAGTTTTACTTCTTTTCCCTCTTGCAAATGTTCAAGCCTTGTAAGAAGATCACTGATTGTATCATCAATGTCACATGGTTTTAAGCTGGATTTCTGATACATGTCACGAACCGTTCTTACTTTGTATTCTTTCGCAACCGCATCGGCATAACTTTTGACCATAGTTGAAGTGATTGTTCCGGTAATACAGGATTTCATCAATTCGCTAATCTGCTCTTGTGCGTATTTGTGGCTTTCAAGTGCCATTGACAAGGACATCGGATCTATACTTTCATTCCGGTCATACATAGCAAGCATTTCCTTGTATGTGTCCTGCGCAAAATCCGAACTAAACATTTCCGGCTTCAGCGTTCTCCAGATGCCATTCAGCACATCATTGTCAATCAGCACACACCCAATTACTCCAAATTCCGCTTCGGTCAACTGCCATCACCTCGCTTTTCTACAACTGACAACCAATAATCGCAATCATTTTTCAGCCAATCAACATATTTTGGAATATACCGAAAATCCGTATCGTCTGGGTCCTTTTCTTGATAGTCACTCAAATATGCTTCTGTGGCTTTGTATAACAGCCGTGCAATGTCCGGTTGGTTCTCTTCGATAACTTCTAGCACTTTATCCATCCAAGCCGTTTTAGAGGTACTGTACGCTGTTTTCTTTGGATATATACTAAAAGTCTTTTCCCAAGCATCTTCAAAATTAAATGGCTCTTTAGAATCGGGCGACAACGAATTTTCTTTTATATTTTCTTTCTCTTTATCTTCTTCTTTTTCTTCTTCTTTATCTGAAACAGCGACGTCAGACGATTTATCGAGCGATTTTTGCTCAATTAGGTTCTTCTGCTTCTTTCTCCGGTTCTGCTGATATAGCCTGTCACGTTCCTTTTTCTTCTCATAAGCGTCAAGCGTTTGATGCTTATTCCAATTCGGAATCGTTATCACATTGTCAACAACTTCAATCATTCCAAATTCTTCAAAGGTCTTAAGCGCAAGCCTTACCGTGTTCAAATCTCTGCGGAAAATGGTGGCAAGCATTTCATCCGTGAACGGTAACTTGTTGCTCATCATAAACACACCGTTGTTATTCTGTTTTCCGGCAAGAATAAGAAGTTTGAACCAAATCGTAATGATGCTATCCGCACTCGGCATACTCTCAATCAGCAGAATCTTTTCATCATCAAAGACATCTGTTGTGATCTTAATCCACTTGACTTCTGCCATTTAATCACTCTCCTCATATGTATTTTCAGAAATCAAAGCCATAAACTTCTCATACTGTTTTTCAGAAACTTTGTTACCCTGTTTCTCCGGCTTCAAGCGGATTTCAAGGTGCTTTTCAGCGATATGCGATAATTCCTTGGCAAGACTCTTTTTTCCTTGCTTAATTCCGTCATAATAGCCTTTTGCCGGACGGTAATCATCAATCTTAGCTTTGCCCTCGCCCTGTGAACCGCTTGTTTTATTGCGAAGTTGATAGCCTTTGTCTGCATACAGTTTGATAATATACTGCTCCTTCTCGTCCAGCTCATTTTCTGGATAATGCGCGCAACCAACTTTCCAACCATATTTGTTGTCTTGCGAAAACAGACCGTGCTTTTTCAGCGAAAGATCAATGTGCTGATACCCAACAAGATGTTGTGCAAGCCTTGTCAAAATATGCTTTGCCTGTCCCACATAGGCGTACCGAAAGCCATCCTCGTCAACCCTTACTAACGAGTAAATTCCGCTTTCATCATCCAGCTTTGGGTTCACTTCCAACCAACGTTTTTTGTTCTTTGCTTCAACGGCTTTCGCCTGTTTGAATTTCTTATAATCCAACTCATTCACTTCCTCTCCAATGGTTCCATGCTCATTTGAGCCACAAACTTTCCATAACTCATTCCCGAAGCGCGTGCCATATGATTCACAGCCTTGATTACATCATCCTTTTTCTTTGGCTTTCTCAATCGTTCTTTAACTTCATTGCCGATGCAGTCTTGGCAATCAACTTTGCGTTCATCTATCGTCATAAACAGCTTGCCACATTTCGGGCATATTCTTGTATACACAGTTCTTCCAGCCTTTTTAAAATTTCTAAACTGCGCAGATCTTCTTGCGCAGTCGGGTCTACAGTATTTCTGATTTTGTTGTTTCGGCTCAAATTCAGCCATACAGTATTCACATAATTTCAATTTTTACCTCCAATCTTTTGTAAGGGCGGCACGGTAAACGCACCGCCAAAACATGGCTTTCAATAAGGTTTGTGATAACTATTCGCCAAACAAGGTAGTTTCTTTTAGGCTTTCGCCAAGGTGTTTCAACCTATTTTAAATTTTCAAGATATGCAATGCGTTTCTGTGTAATATCAAGTTGTGCCTTTGCAAGTTTTTCTTCCTTTCTTTCTCCCGAAATAAATTTTTCAATTGCCGCATTCCTGTTTTCTTCCAAAAAAATTATCGTGTTTCCTTGCCATCCACAAATGCTACCAATAGACTCTTTTCTGATTCTGCTTCCTTTGTAAAATCCGCCAATTGCATCCTCCAATGTCACATAAGTTTTGGCACATTCTTTTGCTTCGGCAACCTGTTCTTCGAGTTTTCCGCTTCGAAAACTGTAAATATATAATTTCATGTTTCCTCCATTCTTTCAGAACGGACAAAGGTTCATATCAACCTCTAGCCCTTTTTCTGCCACATAAACATTTGCTCCATATTTAATTGTTTCTTTCGTTCGTTGTAGGAATAACGCGGGATCTCCGCTTGTGTCCGATAAGTGTATTAAAACGACATTTCGTAAAGCCGGGTTGTCGTTCGTCTGAATAAATTGAAGTGCCGTATCAAGGCTCATATGCCCTCGCAGGCGGTGTTCGTAGTTTGGCTCGTCCCGATCAACAAGTTCCATATCGTAATTAGCTTCAACCATGATATGCTCAATGTTCAGCTTTGAGAAATTGTACTTGCAATATTCCAAGTCGGTCAAGAACAATAACTGCCCCATTTCCTCATGCTTGATTAAATATCCGTAGCACTCGATTTCTGTATCATGCGGTACATTGAAAGGCACTACCGAAAAACTGCCGATTTGCCGTGCTGTGCGTGGTGAAATGGCTATTGTACGTTCTCCGGTAATGGTTTCAAGTGTGCTCTGTGTTTCAAATGCCGTATAAACCGGAATGCCGGATTTCATGAAATCTTTTATGTACCGTGCATGGTCTCCTAACCATGCTCATGTGAGACGATACATCCTGCAACATCAGAAATACGCCAATCAATCATTTTCTTAAAATCAAGAAATTTCACACCTGCTTCGATGGCAAGAATCTCACCACTGCTGCTGATTAAAGCGTAACTGTTGCCTGCCGATGATGAACCGCAACAACGCATAAGCAATTAAATCACCTCGCTTTCTTACCCATAGGCTACTCCAATTCTTCCTCTGCCGGAAAGTGAAATACTCCACTCAAACCCATGGTGAGTTTTTCGTCAATTCCATCTGGCGGTGTCTGTCCTATCTTTACAAGGGTGTGACACATATAGGCATATCTCAATTCTTCCATAGCTTTCTTTGCTTTTTCTTTTGTGGAATAATCTGCAACATCTACTGAATCATCATATCCACATATCTGCATTCTCACATAAACGCGCCCATTTATACATCCTGCATATAAAGAAACCGAACTGCTATCATACGGAAAATCCTTTGTTCCGTCCTGTGAAATTACTCTCATAGCAACCTCCCTAATCTTTCATAAAGTCCGGCACGTTCTCGTCATTCTCAACGACTTCTCCGGCTACTTTCTCTGGCTCGACTGCTGCACTTTCGGTTGAACAAGGTTCCGCCGTAACAAATGGCTCACTGTTGGCGTTCTCCGTAATATCACGCTTGACCTGTTTCTGTAAATCTTCCATCGGATATTCCTTGAAATCGCCATCCTCGATTTCTTCCTTGGTATAAAGTCCCATTGTTAGTTCAGGGCAATTCAGACTAGAGAAGAATGATGCCGCTCTGTAACGAAGCATTAACTGCGGCATTGTTTTCCACTTGCTACCGTTCTTCTTCGTCCAACCTTCATCATCTGCCATCTGCATATTAACTTCCATGCCCTCAATTCTTCGACCATTTTTCATAGTCCACGCAGTGCAAGAATAAGGTTTTCCGTTCTTGTCCTTGGTTTCGTCGTACTGCAACTCCATGTCGAACTTGCTGCTAGCATTGATAGACGCGATCAAAAACTTACTGCTCCAGCTTGGCTTGCCCTGTATCAGAAAAAGGTTCTGCATAACCATAAGTGGGCTGATGTGCATTCTCTGCGCCTGCTCAATGGCGATCAAACAGTTAGATGGATTTTTCTGATACGTCTGCGGAACTATTGTTGACTCGGCTAACGCTTTTGCCATCTGCATAGCCATGATGAAATTGTCGGATGTTCCGAAAATTCCAAGGCTGTAATCGGTAACCTTGTTGTTGTGTGTTGCAACCTCTGTCTTTTCTTCTGCCTTTACTAATTCTGCGTTCTCTGCCATAATTATTTTTCCTCACTTTCTTTCCTTATTGCTTTTCTAAATGCTCCATTTTTAAGGAATTTCAAAACAAGATTGAGTTGCATATTCTTGAAAACCTCTATGTGCTTTGTACTGTGATACCACATTACCCATTCCTGCTTTAAAAGTTCCTCAATGCTTGTAATCTGCTCACCCTCTGCGAATTTTCGCTGACTCAAAAGATATTCCCTGTGTTTTTGAATGTTCTCGCATTTTGCGCACTCTTCGGAAGAATACCTTGAACAATGCTTTCCATTAAGGTTTACAGACAATGCACAATATCTACATGGATTAACTCTCATCGTCACCACCGCTTTCCGGTTCATCACACTTCTTCACAACTGCCACCTTATCAGAACCGTAGGTCTCTACCCACTTCATATCCACCGATTCATCCGTAACCGTCAACTTTGCGCCTTTGGCATTTACAACCGTATCTCCGGCTTTTACGGAATCCTCGGTCTTAAAGGTGTAACTGTGTGTGCTGTTTGGGTATTTTGCTTTGATATACTGCATAATTATCTCTCCTTTTTCACATATCCATTTGACAAATTTTCAAGAATACGCAAAAGTCTTTCGTTTGTTTCTGAGACTTTTCTAAGTTTTTCTATAAGGCTATATTCATTACGCTCAAGGTCATTTACCTTTGTTCGCAAATCTGAGTTTTCAGCCTTCAATTTTTCAATATCATCCATTTATCTGTAACCTCTCTTTCCTTTATTCCTCGCGTCTTTCTCGCAATACGGAAGAGAACAATGTCCGTCTCTTCCCCAGAACCCTTTACTTGCACTCTTCCAACGCTTGCACGACATACACCGTGCATCCGGCTGTGTGATGTTGTTTCCAATTCCTACTCTTGACATTCGGCACCCTCGCTTTCTTTCAGTTCATCAAATAGCCAAAAGTGTTCTTTATCACGAATACAGTTATAATCAAACCACTGTTCACAACTTATACTGTTCTGATGAAATCCAACCGCAATACAATTCGGTTCTTCATACAAACTTTCAAGTACATCTGCCTGCTCATTAAGATTTGTATTTCCCTCAAACTTGCGGAAAGCATCAATAACTTTGGGAATATCTTCTTTCTTAACAAGGCATTTATCGAATGTGGTACATAGGACGATTTTTTCATCATACGTGACAGATTTATCATCTACAAGATTCCAAATGGCTTTCATCTGCCCCATGTCAAATATTGATGCCCCATGGCCACAATACTTTTCCCCTAAAATGTCCCACACTCGCATTGCACCAAGCCATGTGTTACTTACCTCTCCAAAACTTTCAGAATCCCCATTTTCATCAAACTTAAAAATCTCAATGTAACTCATCCTACATACCCTCCACTTTCAACTGTTTGTCCTCGGAAACGCTCAAAAGAATTAACTGTGCATCCATATCCGGCACATTGAACTCATTCAGCGATTCTGCATTATCAACGAAAATAGGCACGTTCACACCGTATAACTCGCTAAGAGAACGGATAATATCAAGTCCGGCTACGATTCTGTGACCACTATTCAAAGTCGAATACGGAACGCCATTCACGGTACACTCGCAACAATCTTTCATACCGCCATTTAACTGCATTTCAAAGAGTTTGAAATTAACCGTCTTGAAATGACTGTTGATGGATTCAGAAACCTTATTCAGTTTGAAGCGTATGAACTCTTCCAAGAGGTAAAGCATCTGTTCCTGGTCTGCAACTTTCTGCCCGATTTCTTTCTGTTCGTCTCTAAGTGTTTCGATGCGATCATCAATCGCCACATTGTTAGCTGCCTGCGCAATAACCTTGTTCACTTCATCAAGCTGTGCCTGCAGATTGGTTTTCTCGGCTTTCAAATCAGTAACAACCTTGTCTACGCCCTCGGATTCCAGCTTGGCAATATCAGCAAGAATCTTGTCATGCTCTGCTTTCAGCTTCATATATTCTTCATTCTGTGAATAATCAGCTTCACTTGGGATCTCGGATAACTGCTTTGCATAATCATTCTGCTTTGCAAGTGCCTTGGATTCCTGCTCTTTGAGTGCCACAATATCTTCCTGCAACTTGGCGTTTTCCTTTGTCAATCGCTCAATATCAGCCTTGCAAGCGTTGCCCTTGTCAATCAGACCTTTAAGTTTTGCGCCCTTTGCATCATCAAATGCTTTGCGTGCATCCTCTAACTGCTTGGTGGCGCGCGCCTTGGCATCCGCCTTTTTCTGCTCAAAATCAGCCTTTATCTGCTCAATCTTATCTTCTGGCAACTTCTGGCCGCATAAGGAACAAACCGTTGTGGACTCATCGAACGTCCACTTGGATTCGTCAAAGAGATATGGCATTTCATCAAATGCCTTGGAAAATTCTGCATTGTATTCAACGCCAAGATTTTTCCGCTCTGCATCTGTATCGGAAATTGTCTTCTCATTTGCATTGATCTGATTTTCCGCAGACTGAATCTGATTATGTAAGTCATTGAACTCTCGTGTTGCTTCATCCTTGGCACTGTCAAGACCTCTACGTTTTGCGGAAAGTTCGTCATTCATGACCTGCATAATGCCGGACATATCAAATTGCAACTGCATTTCTTTTCCACGGAGTCTGCCAATCTCGGTTCCGGCATTTTCCATACGATCGTCAACCGCTTCAATCTTCCGCTCCAGGTCAGCCTTTAACAACTCCTGCTCTGCCACATCCACATCAACCTTGGATTTCTCTGCTTCATCAATACGAACCGGAATTTCAGCCTGTTTCTTCTTCCATTCAGATAATGCCTTGGAAAACTTGGCACGAATATCATCCGTAGACGGTGCTTTTTCCAATTCTCCAATCAGCGGCGCATACTTGGCATCTGTCTGTGCCATTTCCACATCCGAAACCTCTGCAACAAGTTTCATCAGAATATCTCGCTGTTCTTTCCATTTCAAAGAAGAGAAATACTGCGGATTTGTCAGCATCTTAAACATTTCCTCGCTCTGTGCCAGATTTGAAACATAGGCTTTGAAATCAGCTTCACTCTTCGGATAACCGTCAATCTCAAATGAATTGATATTTCCTTGCAAAGTAACGGTGTCGGTACCGCGCTTCTTAACCCAATTCTGTTTCTGAACCTTGGAAAGTTCTACTTCCTTGCCGTCTACATCAAGAACTGCTACAACCTTGATTTCTACATTATCAATGCGGTGTCCATCCTTATCCAGCGGTCTGACATTGAATTTTTCCTCTCCGGCACTGTTCTTGTTAAAAAGCAACCATGTGAACGCATCAAAAATTGTAGTCTTACCTACCGCATTCTGCCCTTTAATACTTGTCTTATTTGAAAAATTCACATCAAGGCTCTTAATACCTTTAAAATTCTCCATATGTAACGATTTTAAAATCATTCGCATTATTACACCCCCACGATTCCTTTTATTGATAACTCGTATGTAACTTTTTCCACAACGCGACCATCTTTACACGTTTTCTTGTATCTCCGGCTCTGTAATCTGCCGTATGCACTCACCGCATCGCCTAAAGCAAGCGAGTCCGTATATTCTGCACACTTTCCCCATGTGATGCAAGTAATCAAATCCTCTTTTCCGTTTTCTCTTACGTTTTTGAGTTTCACATCACAGATTTTACGACCGAGCGGCGTTTCTCTAAGTTGCTTTTCCTCGATAATTCCGTCAAGACTTACTTCATTCAAAGGGCTATCATCCTCTGGTTTTGTGATTGTATCAGCCATAACATATGTAAGAATGGCTTTCCCAGCCCCTGTTTTTACGTGCCGGGTAATTATCTTTCCCTTGACACATACCGTTCCGCTGATTTCTGTATCGCTGATTTCTTTGTCGAACAGTACCGGAAGCATATCCGCAATACCGCTTTTTCTTTCAACTCCGATAAAGAATTTATAAAAAATCTTACCGTTTGATTTATGACTTTCCCTTGGTGCTGATACAACATCACCGATCAGTGTTATTTTGTTCTCCATTGCTTCTCCTTTCCATTTCTCTGTCAAGAACCTTTTCAAAGTCCTCTTTATCGTCTTGTTTCTTTCGTTTCCCTGCCAAAAGTTCAGCAAGCATACGCTTTTCTTTCGTGGAACATCTTGTGCCACTTATATACACAACGCCTACCATGCATCCTCTCTCATTCTGCGTTTTCTCTTAATTCGCTTGTCAAGTTCGTCTCTCTTTCGGTCTACTTCCGACCAGTAATACATGATTGCCGCAATTACTGCCCCGGCTACAAATTTAATAGCCGCCATATTCCCGGCTGTGCCCTCACTATCCATATAGCACGCGGCAACCAAGGAATACTCCATTGCCACCGCACCTATGATGAATTGGATTACTTTTTTCATCTGATTTCCCCTTTCGTGCTATATAATAAGGAAACAACTCATTCATTATGTGCATTCGCGCATGAAATCTGTTCCTGCAAGAACACTGGTGCTGTATAGCAATCAATAAACTCATGTGCATCTGCGATATACTTTCGCTTGATGCTTTTGTATGATGCCACACAACCATATTCGCGCTTAAGCTGACTGTAAATATCCGAATACACTGAACTTCTGATGCTTCTATCTCTGTATGATTCACTCTGCTTTCCACCAAGAATATCAACGCCCCTGCGCTTAACGTGCTTCTGAATCTCGTCAATCTCGCATCCATACAAAGGCATATCGTTTTCAAGGCTATCGATTTTATCTTCTACCTTTTCAACACGACCGCTCAATTCCTCGTTTCCCTGTGCAAGTAACTGAATCTTTTCTGCCGTTGTCATAGGCTTTCCGTAACTTCCGGTCTTTCGGATGGATGGAAGAACTTCTCCGGTTATCCATTTACGGAACTTCTTGGCATTCGGCTTGTCGCTGCGGAGAATAACCGCGTATAGACCAGACTCGGTAACGAAGTTTGTTTCTCCTTGACGCCCTAGATTTAATCTAGTGCGTTCGTCATCATCAAGCCTTTTAGCAACATCTGTTGCATTTTTAATGTCCAATGCCTTGCAAACATCAGCCAAGCAAAACATCGGCTCGCTATTTAATACTACCGTTCGGACTTCTCCAAACTCTTCCGAATTAAAAATCTGTAATTCGTTCATAAATCTCCTTTCTGTGGTATAATTCCCTTATCATCAAATAAGGGAGGTGAATTTTTGAACAATGAATATGTATCTGCCTACGCTATCGCTAAAATCTGTGGATGTAACGATTCTTTCAATGATTTCAAAACCAAGTACGACCAATACCGTGAAGAAATCAAAGAATCTCTACCAAAAGAAGAAAATCAATTATCCAGCGTAGAGGTGGCAGAAAACCCATTCCGTAACATAAAACATTTCTAACATGTTTTAATGACCGGAGAAATGGCGGTAAGGACTTTGACGGATAATTCAATGTTTGTATCTTCGATTTTCTTATCGCCGTCCAAAATGCTTTGGTAATCATCAACAATATCCATTGCTATATGCTGTGCCAATTCGTCAAGACCGATATATCTATCCTTGTCTTTCTTTACAATTACAGCTTTTCCTTCTTCGTCTAAAAGCCGGTATCTTTTTACTTCCACCCATTCTCACCCCTTTCGTTTTCTTCGTCTGCAATCTGTAGATTGATTGCCCCGATTTTTTCCTGATATATCAAGCAAACGGCATCAACCGTCAAATTAAATGCCTGTAAATCAAGCACCAAATGTGGAAGACCGTTTGGCTCCACAGAAAAATCAAGTTTTCTAATTCCTTTGATTTCATGTCCATCTACAAAAAGATGAATGCTTGACGGTGGCTCGCCCTCTTTTCTCGGCTTGATTTCAATTTTTTGTGGTTTGTGTTCCATGCCCTAACCCCCTTTCGTCGCTCTCTTCTTCCTGCTCGCCATGTTTTGAAGCGGAACTCTCAACCATTCCAAGTACATATCCTTTCTGAAAATCTGTCATATTCGGAATGGCGTCACGAAGCTTTTCAACAACGCGCTTTTCTTTTTCGCTCATTCAATCACTTCCTTTCATGCGCAATATCTGATTTCGTACTCTGCTACAATGTTCAAGTCGCATCCGAAAATATACATTAAAATAGGAAGAAACTAATTTCTTTTGTACTTCCCATGCCAAATCATCCGTGAACGACTTGGCCAACATTAGATAGCCCTGTTCGGTAAAAAGATACATTCCGTTCGGAGCAGTTACACCAAATTCCCCCTTGGCTTCATCCGAATTTCGGACGAAGTAATCTTCTCCTAAAATAAAGTGTTTCTTATTGTCGTTAAATATTTTTCTTGCTGTTCCGTCCGGTCTTTCATGTACCATGTCAATGTCCTTAAATGTGACCACTCGCTTGCCTTTGTACTCTTTGATGGAAATATCTGCATTTCCAATGTGTACCAAATTATCCATATTTTCACTCCTTTCTGTGGTATAATTCCCTTATCATCAAATAAGGGAGGCGATGCAATTTGAAATACTTTTTGTTTTGCGATTTTTCTACAATATCCTGCGACCGAGAAAAGATGGCAAAGATATTAGCCGAAAACGATATAACATTCGCAAATATAAATAATTTCTGTTGGGAACTAAATGTTCCTGAAACGTTTGGCAATCCGCTATGCGACACAACAGCAGAATCTATTCACTGTTTGTTTTATCAGTACACTCACAAGAACTCTCTTCTTCTTGTGGTAAAAGCAAATGAATATTTTCCAAACGGAGATTAGGATATAATCTCTTTGTTTCTTCATATACGGTTTTGGTTTTCAGCCATTTCCGCATATGAAGAACCTGTTCCATGACGTCCATATCGTGAATATCCACTTTGTTTAAAATCTTCTGCAATTCCTTTTCCATTCCATTAAAATAAGAAACCGGAACAACAATTATGTCATTTGCTGATTTAATCTCTTTCATGTTCTCACCTCTTTCCTTTAATTTTAAGGTTTTGTTGACCTTGTAAACAAAGTATAGTCCCCGAGAAACATTTTGTCAATACTTTTTTGTTGACTAGGGGACATTTTTGTTATATAGTATATATGAAAGGAGGATAAATAGTGAATGAAAGAATAAAAGAATTAAGAAGTCGATTAGGATTAACACAAGAAGAATTTTCCTCAAAAATTGGTCTTTCGAGAAATTTTATAGCGCAAATTGAAACAGGAACAAAAAAACCGTCTGACAGAACAATTTTTGATATATGTGAAAAATTTAATGTTAATGAAGATTGGCTTCGCACCGGAAACGGAGAAATGTTTGTTGAATTATCAAAAGACGAACAGATTTCAGCAATGCTTGGAGAAATCCAAAGACTAGGTGATGAAAACTTTAAGTATCGACTTGTTTCTGCGCTGTGCAAGTTAAGCGAAAATGATTGGACAGCCTTAGAAAATTTAGTTGATATGATTTCAGACAAAAAGTAAAAAAGAGCCAAGGGCAATGCGCAAACCCTTGGCTCTTTTCCTATTTTAATAAGTTGCTTATGTATGCATATATGGTTTTTAACCAATGCAAATTGTCGCATTTTTCAATGAGTTTAATGATTTCATTTTTGTAGTACTCTTCTCCCAACCTCAAAACCCCCAATCATGTGCCCTATGTAGCGATACGGATATTATAGAACGTGTGTTCGGCATAGTCAATAACAACTTGGGGACAAAGCCAATGCCAAGCCTTGCCCCCACCAGAACTTGAAGTGTCCTTTCGGACAAGTCCATAGTATCACTACAATATGCATGATTTCAACATTTTTCGGTCGCAAATTTCGACAGAAAATGTCATTGCAGAGAAGCGGAAAGCTGTTTCTCGATCTCTTCTTGCACTTTCGCGCGCCAACGCATCGGCACTTCATCAATCGTCATTTTCTTGTCTACCAAGATTCTGCGCACATAAAACTTAACCATATCCTATACCTCGCTTTCTGCGGCAATGCTTGCCAGTTCTTGGATTGCTTCTGCGTTTGCCTCATGCCCTGCTTTCAGTTCATCAATTGCTTTTTCCATTTCCGTCTTTGTCCGAAGTCGAACAGTTACAGTGTATGTGCCATCTTCTTTCCCGTCCTCTCCCACGTTTGGATTGTAAGAAAACCCATCGGATTTAAGGTCTGTGTATTCCCCAGACACTTCCCCGTTGTGAGTGAATGTCACTTTTGCAAGATTGTCCGCAGTAAATGCATCCGTAATCGTTTTAATGGCATCGAAATTCTCTGCCTTGATCTGGATGTTGCCAAGGCTTGCCCCATCGGCAATTTCAAATTCTGTTTTGTTTTTAAGGATAATTTTGTCCATAATTTTTTATTCCTTTCTATGATAAAAAATGGTTTATAAGTTACATTCGAATATTTGTTCGATATATTTTCTTAAACGGCAGCATAAATAATTTGAATACAGCAGTGAGTATAAACGAGTGTGATTCTGTCAAGTCTATCGTTGAAATAATGCGTAAAAATAAAGGCAAAATCGGAACAGGGGAAGTTGGATATCTACAACAAAGCGCTTTAAAAGGTGTTCTTGGTAACATTCCTGATGGATCAAATTATGTTAATGTATATGCGCGCAACTATCTTAATGTATTTATTATTTTACTTGTCTCTGATAGATATAGTATAAATATCGCAATAAGCTTTATCAATTATGTTGACACTGAGTATGTGACTAGTGGATGGGCTACGATTATCAAAGGTTCATGATTTTATATACTGTTTGCTAAATCACTACTGCATACAATCAATTCTCCATCGGAGTTTTCAGGAACTAAATAAGGTGTAATGCATTCAACCGAATCCATACCAAAATCAGTTGGAATATATAATAACATTTTGGTCTTGTTAACAATTCCAACCGAATACACGTCAATAAATATTGTTTTATTATTTCTTACCATTCGAATTTTTTTTAGTACAGTTGAGTTGTTTCCAATAGTAGATATTATCGCAGAATCTACGTATTTCAGATAAAAATCTACTTTGTGGAAACAACCGGGCGAGTTTGTATACGATTGATTAATCATTACTTCTATCAATTCGCTACCACCACCTTTTGCAGATGGTTCGGCTCTAAAAGTTATCCTTGCAAATCTATACCATCCATCTCCTTCTTTTCCAATTTCGCCATAAACATATGACCGTTTGGCAGATGATGGATTTAATGCATTTACTTTTGTATCAATACTGCCGTTTAAATCACTTAACTGTTTCGCCAACGTGCCGTCTATATTCGGGTTCGCCTGCCGTGCATCAAGTGCGAAGCCTTCCACTGTCGTAATCTGGTTGTTTACGATACTTTCTGGTTGCAGTGCGCTTTCAATTTTTTCTTTTAGTGTATCTGCCAACTTTATGACGTTTTTCGCTTCGTCCAATGTAATTGTGGTGCCATCCAAGTTAATGCTAAGCGTTCCACTCTCATCTACGCTCATGCTTTTTCCGTCCGGTTTTACAATTCCGGCTTCCTCTGTTGTTGCGATTGCACCGACACCGCCCACAATCGACTTCGACCAATATTCTGCATTTGTGGGTAACGTCCCCTTCGGCACAGCTTTTTTTGCTATGAACATTGTGTTATTATATGTTACCTCATCAAGTCTCTTATACTCCGACTCTGCGCTCCAATCGCCTTTTGGCACAATTGCTACTCTTCCTGCTATAGCCATTCTAAGCCACCTCCCAATTCAAATTTCCGTCATTGTCAACGACAAAGTTATATGCCGCATTGTCCGTGTAAATCAACTCCCCATCCTCATTCACATCAAATTCTGTCATTGTGAGTTTCTTGTTAATCTCGTTTTCGATTTCCTGCACTCGGTCTGCGCTGTCCTTGGCATCTGTGGCAGATGTTGCCGCCTTGGTTTCGGACTCTTTTGCGCTTTTGGCAGACGCTGTAGCTTTGGCAGATTCCACCTTAATATCCGCTAAGAAGTTCGGTTGTAACTTATCCTCGGTAATCGAACCATTCTTAACGATAGCCTTAACCTTGCCATCTGTAATCTCAAATGCGATTGTATCAGAATCGAGAAATTCATACTCTGTAATCAGAGATGATAAATCCACGTTCTGCACTGTGCCATCGTCAAGCGTGATTACCAACTGTTGCGTCTGCGGATTGTATTTGAAGTTGACCGCCAGCTTCTCCAACTTGGTATCAATTACCGCCTTGGAACCGTTCATCTTAACGACCGTCAGCACTCCCATAGGTTCATTCCAAAGGATTTCCTTTACAAGCTCATTTGCCTTTGCCAAATCAACCTTAGACGCATCCATAGCAACCACACGATCATCCAGATTGTCAATGCCGGCTTCCGCATTATTTAACCGCATGGCATCAATTGCTGTTTTCTCGCTTGGAAAATTCTCCCAGTATGTCCGGCTATAAATTTTCTGCATGGTTCACACTCCTTTCTAACGCTGATAATCTGCGTTCCAGATCTTCGTTTTTCTGCTGCAAAAGTTCGATTTCTTTCTGCTGCATCTGGATCATCTGTATGTGCATTGCATGGAGATTTTCCTTGTCAATTTTCCATGTCTTTGAATCTCCGTGAATTGCTTTTTCATCCTCTTCGGCATTTTCTTTTAGTACAAGTCCGCTATCGGACAATCCGGCATCCTGCAAAATCTTCTCTAAATCCTGCGCAATTAAACCAAACTGTAAGCCTGTGTGTTGCGTGATGTATCCGGGTTTCCATGTATATTCAACCGGGCACATTGCCATATAAACGCTTTTAATATCCCTTAATGATTGTATATTATTTTTCAGCCTTTTATCGGAACTCGGAATAGAAATCAAAAGACCCTCGATATCCAAGGTACTTTCCCTCGAGCCAAAATTAGACACTTTATTAAAGTGTCTGGGCGAATACTTGGTTGTAGAGCTATCATTAAGTGTATAATCTACATCTGTAAAATACCCACTTGGCAATTCGCTTTTGGTTGCGTAGTCGCTCAGCGAATTGTCAACATAACTTTCAGTTGCCAAGTTTTCCTCGTTTGAATCTGTTACAGTGCCTAGGTCAATGAGTATGTTTTGCAGCATGGGTCTGCCTCTTCCGTCAAGCCCAATAATTGTAAGGTCATCACCGAGCGCTGTCGAATTAAAGTTTAGCGAATCGATTATTGTTACTCGTCCAGCTCCATCAAGTCTGAAGTTGTTGCTTTCGACTATGAGCCTGTTCCCACGAAGCATAATCTGGTCTGCGCTGGCATTGATCATAGAAATAACTTGGTCGTTCTCGTCTCTGCCTAACTTCAATTCCAAGGATGCGTCCAATGCACCCTCTGCCTTTTGCGCACGATTGACTTCTGCGACAATGCTTTTTGCGGTCTGCTCAAACTTGGTATTTGTCTGTTCCTCTAAATCCTCATACGTGGATTGAAGATGGTCTGCGTTCCTCTCTAACTTTCCGGTACGTCTTTCCACACTTTCAATCGTGTCTCTGATAGAGTTAACCTTTGCAGAGTGTGTCTGCGTGCCCTGTGCGGAGATTGAATCTCTCTTGCTTTGCACTCCGGTTAGGGTTCGTTGCAATAGATACGTTTCAACAATCTCTCTCGTGGTATTGAATCGGATTGGTTCCCCAAGTGTCAGACATGGATTTCCGACACAAGTACAACTTTTAATCGGTGTGTATACCGCCTGTTTCATAATCGGCAATAGGTTATTTGCAATCTGCTCCAGCTCCGCTCCGGTCTTATCTGATACAAGAAAGTTTCCTGTAATCGAATAGTTGTTCCCGGCAGTTCCAACAATAGCACCGGCATTATCTTCGTTTGTCTTGATTTCTAGCTGCGTGATTGCCTTACTTTGGAAGTCCTCATAATCAAACGTGATATAGTGTCCGGTCATGGACTCCGTGTTTGCATCAGACGGAAATAAATTGTCTGACGGAAATAAATTGTCTGCCGGATAAAGCGCACTTGTGATTGCTTTAAGAAAGACATACTCAAACTTGCCATTCCGGTTGATATTGCCAAAGCATCCGTTAATCTCACAGATTGCCGTTACAACGGTTTTTCCACTGATAGAGGACTCTTCTGTGACCGCACTTGAATCGTCCGTCTGCGTGGCTACAATCGTCTTGTTGACCGTCATGGAATCATTGACAAGGCTTGTTTCAACTTGTTCAATGCCAAGATGTACAAAAAAGCTATCGCGGAACTGCTTAAGTGTCATTGGAAAGCTAAGCCCTGCATACCAAGACTTTACATCCGTATTGATTATGTCGTACATAGCGTCATATGCCGTAATCTGCCGTTTTGTGCGGTCAGCCGTAGGAACATCGGATGCAACCTTAAAAACTCCGTATGGCATCGGATTTTCGCTATCTCCGTCAATCGTTTCTTCAATAGAGATTGTCTTTCCAATAATGTTTCCTGCGGTGTTTCGTGCTGTGAATTTTACGCAATTCGCTTCGCACGCTCCAAACTTTAATTCAGACTCCGAACAAAGACTTTCTTCAAGCGAAAACGTACCGATTTCAAGCATCGAATTGTCTATTTTCTGATTCGTTCCAACAACAGATATGACCATCTGCTTATCTGTCGCGGAATCCCAATACTTTTCTTTCAAACTGCTATTTATCATATACACCACCTACAAACGAAAATTTGATTGCGTCATACTTAATCTTCCCATGTGCCACAGAATAGAACGTAGGCTGAATGTCAGCGATATATCCATACTGCGTCACATAGCCGCGTTTTTCCGGCACGTATGCCGTGATATAGCCACCACGCTCCTTTGCCTTTGTATAGTTCTTTTCAATGTTTTTCCAAAAATCATCAAACTGTTTTTCGGTCAGCATGGCTTTAGTTTCAAACTCGACCTTTAAGGCTTTCAGTTCCACGGCATCACGATGCTCATATCCGTTTTCATCCGTCCAAGGGTCTTTGTCCTGCATATTTACATAGGAACTAAACGTGTCCTGCTTTATTAAATTGTTCGGTATGGTGTAATTCCCAAACTTTACTAAATACCCGCCATATCCCATCGTTTACCTCCTAAAAATGGGTATAAAAATAGCACATACCGTTTGGTAGATGCTATCCATTTGATTAAATTTTAAGCTACTACTGATTCCCATTCAGATTTATAGGGGTGTCGTTTTGTGACACGCCCTTAACAGAATCGTCAATATTTGAAATACTTCTCCTGCAATTCGTACCTCCATACATTTTTATCTGAATAAAAAAGAGGAAACCTCTTGTGAAATCACATTGGTTTCCTCTTTCGTACAGTATGGCGTTCGAGTAAGTAATCCGCATCTTCACGGATAAGGTTGTTTCCTTAGTAATAAGGAAAGACTATTTTTGATTTTGTGTCAATCTGATTTTGGAATTAAAATAAGCCGTGTTTCCACGGCTTAAATATCATTTACTTTTTAACTTCAAAGCATACCTTTGATTCGTTCCAATAGTTTGTTTCATATTCAAGAGAAATATTTTTGGCATCCTTTGGGATTTCAAAACAAACAATTCCTTTTGTTTTCTTTCCAGGAGACAATGTTGCGTCAAGAGCTTTTCCTTCATCAGCATATGCCATTTCTGAATCATATCCATCCGCATAACAATTAAAGTCAGCCGAAGAAATATATTGGTCGGAATCAGATATATTTTCAAATTCAAACTCAAATTTGTAATACTCATTCCCTTTTGATGCTTCGTCATATTCATTTTTAAACGGTTCAGCTTTTAAAAATGTTATGCGTAAATCTTCTGTTTCTACAACATCGCCTACCTTAAAAACTTCCTCGCTCGCTTCTGTTGCATTATCCACATCCTCTGTCTCTTGGCTGTTTTCGACCTTTTTAAGCTTATCTGAATCATCTCCATCAAATATAAGCGATGCGAAAACGAAAATAATTATTGCAATTATTGAACAAATCAGACCTGCGATTGCAGTTCCATGCCCTTTCCCTTTTTGCGTAAGTGCAATTATTGCACATACAAGACCAATTATTGCCGGAACTGCGCCTATCGCAACACACGCTAACAAAACGCCTGCTATTCCGCACACTAAAGATGCAATTCCCCATCCACTTTGTTTCATAATCAAATTCCTCCCAAAAATCCTTTAACTCATTTTAGTAACCCAAAAGAATCTGTCACGTAGTATTCGGAATCTTCCGAGTCCTCATTCCAGACAACTAGGGATAGTTGTATGTTGTCAATATTCTTTATTTGTAAACTCACAATGTTATCATCCATTGTCCACCACGTTACATAGGCTTTTTTATGTGGAGATAGATCTTGATATAACGTTCCTTCTGCCATAACATCATTTACTGATGATGTGTCAGAATTAACCGTAATATTATTGTCTGTAATATTTTCGATTGTCAAACAAGCTATAAGTTCGTCCGGATATGTTCCCTTTTTTAGCCCTGTAAAATAAACCCTAATGCTCGAATCTTCGTATGCAAGTCTGTTGATTTTCTCTTTCACGGTTACTTTGCAAGAAATCACTTTCTTTCCGACTTTAGCTTTGATCGTTGCCGTTCCGGATGATACTGCTGTAACAATTCCGCTTTTACCTACCTTTGCAATGCTTGGTTCGGTTGAACTCCATTTAACTCTTGCTTTTGTTCCGGTAACTTTCAATTTCTGTGTTTCCCCAACATCAAGCGAAATTGCTTTCTTGTTTAATTTGATAGTTGCCGCCTGCGCAACAATCTGTTTCCCATCTGCATTTTGGATTGGCATAGCCGAAATCAAAACGGCAAACGCCAACCCCATAGCTACTAATAATTTTTTTGTGCTTCTCATAATGACTCCTTTCTTGTGATATGATTTATTTAGAATTATATCACGTTCAATTATAGAAGTCACTAAAAAACATATACATTATCTCCGGTTCGATTGTAATGTTCTCTCCCATAATCCCTTGCGGCTTTTCCTATGTCGTTTGTAGTAATTCCGAAATTTTTCTGTAAAATAGCTTGTAATAACTGATTTTGCTGTCGCAATAAGGAAACCTCTTGCGCAGATGTTGAATTGATGGCATCTTTGATTCCGGTAATTTCTTGGCTTCCTGCGACCGCTGGCTTACCTCCGACTGTTCCCATAATTTCCGGAAGCCCATTTTCTCCAACTGTTGCTATGCTATATTTATCCATAAAACCGCCCGTTGCATAAGCCTTTACTTTAGGTAGGCTCACTTTCGGCACAAGATCGACTCCGCTCCACTTTACCTTCGCTACTTTAGCCGCCGCAGAAACAACACTGTTAAACCCTTTCAAAACGGTATTCACTCCACCGATCAATGAATTTATTGCTGTTTCAATTCTTGAAATTACGGTGTTCATTGCCCCGGCAACGCCACTTTTCACGCTATTCCATAATTTGCTGAATATTTCAGTTACACTTTCTTTCATCTTCGAGAAAGCATTTTTTATCGGGGTGGTTACATGTTCTTTAAACCAACTAGAAACACTATTCCACGCACCGGTTACCGCTGTTTTTGCCGCGCTAAATGCTTTCTGAATAGATTCTTTTGCTGAACTAAAAGCATTCTTAATAGGTGTTGTAACATGCTCCTTAAACCAACCGGAAACCACAGCCCATACCGATTTCACAGTTGTCCATAGAACCTTAAATGCGGTTGATACTGCCGATTTCAATAATTCAAAATTCTTCTTTATTGGCTCTATTACCTTTGATTTAAACCAATCAGAAACAACAATCCATACAGCCTTGACAATGATCCACAATCCTTGAAAGATTTGACCAACTCTTTTCGAAAATCCTTGGAAAAATGAAACAATAGGAGTTATAACATTAGTATTGAACCATCCAGAAACTGTTTTCCATACACCGGATATATCTTTCCATAAAGAAGAGAAAAAACCGGAAACGGATTTCCATAATCCCTCAAAAAATCCGCTTATTGGCTTAATCACATTAGTATTAAACCAATCTCCGGCTTTTGAAAAAATTCCTTTTATTTCTTTCCAATGATCCTTGACTACTACAGTTGCCGTTGCAACAGCAGCTACTATTCCTGCGATAATCGCTGCCGGTGCTGCCGCTACCCCTAAAATAACCGCTCCGACTGCCGTAATCGCAACTCCGACAAGCATAAGTGCTTCATTAAGCCAACTGAATCCGTTCTTTAACATGGTCACAAAGTTTGATATTGCAGTAAATGCGCCAATCGCAACGGAGCTTATTCCGGTTATTGCTTTTGCAACAGGACTTATAAATGCAAGCGCACCTTCTGCCGCTTTACTTCCAAACAAAGCCTTAAATCCTGCCGAAATGGTTGTTCCAACCGTCGCAAATGCCGTCGTTATTTTTCCGGATAATGCGGTAGACAAAGCTGCGCCAATTCCTTGGTTTGCCGCAATTCCAACACCTAATTTAGATGCAATAGAAGACGCTATTGCTTTTGAAATGGAAGTTCCGATTATATCAAGCGCGGCTTTTGCTAAATGCAGTCCTAAAATTTTCTTAATAGTCAGTGCACCGACAATAATTGCAACCGTCTTTACATCTAAGTTACTTAAAAACTCCTTTGCTCCGTTCCAAACATCCTTCCAAGAAATTTTACTTAATGCTGTCGTAACTGCATCAAACGCGCCTTGCGCCCATGCATTAAGCGTTTGAGCCAATAATGCAAAGTCAAAGTTTTGGAAAAACTTGTTGATTCCGTCTGCGATTGAATTTCCAAATTGTTTCCAATCAAACGTTGTGCCGAATGAATCTAATCCGTGAAGCACTGTGTTTAATGAATTAGCTATCAGCCTTCCGGTTTCTCCGAAAAGCGTTGTTCCTTTTTGCCCTTTAAATAGTCCGTTAAGGAATTTGGCTAATCCCCTTCCAAAACCTTCGGCTTTTGCATACACTTTTTTCCATTTAATTTTTTTCATTGCGTTAATTAACGCACCGGAAATAGACTCTCCCAACTGTTCAAGGTCTTTGATGTTGCTTTTGAATTTCTTAAAGATGGTGTCGGTCTGAACCAAACCACCATCAGCACCGGTGCCGCCACCAGCACCTGAACCAGAACCAGAACCAGAACCTTTATTGCCTGAACCGGAAGTGTTATCTTTACTCTGTTTCGAAATAACTTTTAATTCATCAAATGCACGAGTTGCCTGTTGGATTTCCTTTTTTGCTTTCTTGGCATTCTTTGCGATACCGCCTGTGTTTTTCCCTGCGTTTCCTGCGGCATTACTTAAATCATCCATGCCATCAGACGCGCTCCCAATATCATCAGCAAGACCGCTGATTCCTGCCCCTTTGCTTGCTTCATACTTCCATCCAAAGATAGAACCTAAAGCATTTGTGACCATTTCCGCGAAGGAAATCACCTTTTGCAGAACTGCATTGAGTACCTTGATAAATGGCTTAAATGCATTGATTAAACCACCACCAACAACCGCTCCAAGTGCTTTGAAGTTCTCTCTAAGCATGGTTATCTGGTTATGCCATGTCAATATGTTATCGTAAAGGCTTTTTATCCTCTACTTCTTATGGTTTCCCATAAGTTCGGCGTACATTTTCAACCACAGCATTGTGGCTGTCGGATACTCTTGGGGATATTATATTCTACACTCTTTCCATAAGAAAAGAGCATAGGTTCAATCCCTACGCTCTACAATGTGCTATAACTTTTATTTTATAGCCTTATCTCGGTATTAGCTTATTGACTTATCCACTTATAACCATAAGCAGTTCGCCCCTCTTGGTCGATTACATTATGTATTGCTTTGTAATTAACTCCAAGAGATTCCCCTGCTTCGGATATTCTATCGAACACTCTTATAATCTCTCTGGTTTTCGCATCCACTTGCGCAATTTTTCTTCCTTTTTTGCGCTTTTTATAGATGCTCAAATCTTTTATTGGAAAATCTTCTTCGTATACAAAAATATATCCATTTGCCGACTTATAGGTATTTGAAAGCACACCGGAAATAGTTGTTCTATTTGCTCCGGTAATCCTAGCCGCCTCCTGCAAACTTTTAAATTTCTGTATAAAATTTCCTTCCATATCACATTGAATAATGCTTCTCATTCCGTTAGGTTCCGGCTTTCTATAGGTTTTCGCTCCGTTTGATTCATACTCATCCTCAAACATGAACATATAGCCCTTTGTCTGCCGCCTTTTTCCTTTACAATTAAGCAGAACATCCGTATTATTAAATCCGTCAATTTCTGCATCCATTGCACTATCATAACGCTTAATGTACCGTCCGTCAAGTGTCAGCAAAACAACCGCCCTGGCGTTATGATACGGCGCGCCTTTCCCACCTTTGGTCATATTATAGCCATCTCGATAGGTGTTAAATTTTTCAATGTAATACTTTTCCAACTCACAGGCTCTATCTTCGCTTTCACACGTTTCGATGATTTCCCATGAGAAGTTGTCAAACCCGAATTCTTTAATTGCTCTATGAAAGTCGCAATCTTCTTTTTCGTAACACCTTTGATGTTGCCACACTCTGCTATGGAAGTCACAAGTTTGACCGACATAAGATTTTCCGTTTATTTTATTTGTTGCTTTGTAGATATAATATGTTCGCATTAAATCACCTCAAACATATTATACAAAAATGTTCGCGCTAAGTCAACTTAGCTTTCACCGATTTTACCCGATTTTCATCGACATATTGCTATGCCGCGCGACACATGAAACAAAAGTTTCGTTTATCGGCTGTTCTGGCAAAGTCCCCGGTAATATTGGTTGTATGCGCAAGCACATACTGATAACGCAACATGGCTTTTTGAGCCTGCGTCATTGAGGAAATGTTTGCATCAAGTCCTTGTTTTAATGCCCATTCCTTTAATGTTGCCTGTGTCAAGTCGATACCATAACGCCGCATAGGTGCCGTAGTACCGGAAAATACAGATTGCAGACTCTTGGCAATATCTTCTTGACTCACATCGTAGAATGAAGCCATATCTCCGGCTAATTCTGTCAACCGGATAGACATATCTGCCATTTTCCCCTGTGGAATATCAAGGGCAGTTCCCATTGCTTGGAAACGGCTTGCAAACTGTTTCGCGGACAATTCAGACATACCAAATTTTTCAATGGATGTTTTTGCGAAATTGTTAATTAGGCTTTCATACTGCCCGAATGTCTGCCTTACAACGTTCTCAACCTCTGTCAGCGAGGATGATATGTCGATTGCATCTCTAAGTAGCCTAAATGCTCGGAATAAAGTCCAATACGTTGCATACACTTTTCCGATTGCAGACGCAAGGGAAAATGACTTCTTTGTTACCATGGATGCACTTGAACTAAATCCACTAAATGAGCTTGTGATGCTTCTTGCCGCACTTCCTGCCGCTCCACCTGTTCTTGCCAACCTTGCAAGTGCGTTTGTCATATCAATAATATTCCGACTTACGCTAGGGGCTTTCGACAGTTCGGACATAAGCTGTCTCATTGCCGTAGCAAGTTTCGGGATATTTTCAATCGCCTTGGTGGAACTCTGGTAGCCAAGCTGTTTGATTGCAGATGCAAGGTCGGTCAGACCCTTAACAGATGCTGACATTCCAGAAATCCCTTTTAATGCACTGGAAATCTGACGCATAGAACCAGCTGCGGCATTAATCTGCCTGCTGTTGATAGAGCCTAATTTGCTTACATTTCTTGCAACCGCAGAAAAAGTCCGTGTATCAATTCCACGCATTGCCGTCATTGCCCCTGCAAGTCGGTTTACCCCTGTGGCAAGACTATTCAGATTTCCGGTATTAAGACCGGAAAGTGCGGAAGATAATCTCCCAAGTCTTGTCACAAGCGCATCTATCTGACCGCTTGCCTGTCTTGCCTGTGCTTGGATTTTTATTTCTAAGGTTTCTAATTCCAACAGTTACACCTCCTTTATTTAGTTTTAGAAAAAGACGGCAGGATTTGACCCCTACCGCCCTTGAATTACTTTTTCAGTTTTCCACTTTTCAGAAGAGAAAGCATCTTTGAATTTCCCTCTGACGTAAACTTAAAATTGGAAAATCCGTTCTTTTTTGCGATTTCCGCACGATGTTCTTTCGACACATCATCTTCCCCAACAGCTTTTAATGCTTCAACGATTGAGCTTGAGCTTCCCTTATACTTCGGATAATACTTGGCTTTGCTTTTCTTCGCGCCGCCTACAACAATCACTGTATGACCTTTTGTGCGTGTCACAAGAATATCTCCGTTGTAAAGTGCGTCTCCCTGCCTATAAGAGCCTACATCTTTAAATAAGCCGGATTTCAGAATCACCGACCGCTCATTAGATGTATTGAAATCTCCCACATCCTTACCGGATGCATAGATAATACAAGCACGTACAAGAGAAGAACAATCGCATTCCGTCTTGACCTTTGTGTTAATGCCATGTTTAATGACTCCGTAGCGTTCCGATTGGTCATAGCCGATATTTTTATTGTCAGATGCAATCTTCATAGCTTCAGCTAACTTCTCCGCAACCTTATTGTCCTTTGCTCTTAACACATTCCATCCCTTAGAATGGTTATAAAGCTTCTGTGTAGACACTTCCTGTCCGGTCTGGTCTCCGGCTTTCCCACCAGAATAACAGTTGCCGTGTTCATCATGCCTAGCACTTCCAATAATTACTGCCATAGCAATACCTCTTTTCTTAAACTATCTTTGGTTTTGGTAAATGTGATTGCCTTGATTTAGCCGCCCATTCTTCTTCTGCCTTAAGCATTTCTCGTATCTCTGCATCTGGATCGTCCGTATTCTGCTTTTCAATGGAATCATAGCAAGTTTCTTTTACGTACTTACTATTACCCTTTCCGAATGTCGCGTCTATTGCGGTCACAAGTGCTGACGTTGCGTATCTGCCAAACCACATATACATTTCCATGTCGCGTTGTTTCCATTCTGCCTTATATGCATCCACATAAGGTTTAAGCAACTCTGGATTCATCATATCTATATCATCAACTGAAAATCCGTATCCTTTTGTTACCACAAGGTAAAACGGACGGATTTCCGCAACGTAATATTCCCATGTTAATTCTTGGCTTTCGCTTTGGATGGGGTCTTTTTCTTCTCCTGCTCCTGCTCCTGTGCTTTCTTCAACGACTCCATCATCTGTGCTAAAAAACCGTTTGTCATCATTTCCTTCTGCATATCAGCAAACAAATCCATGCAGTTAATCTCGTTTGTATCAATCGCATCATAGAGAATGTCGGACACCTTCTCAAGCTGCTCATCGTAGCCTTCGTTTGTTTTGTAATCATATCCAAATTCTTCATTGTGATGCATCTGCAGTCCCACAAGAAGCGTCTTAGGAAGTGTTTCAAGAAGAATATCTTCCATAGAAGAAATATCTTCCATGTCCTGCGTCTTCATAATATCCTGTAAGATATGTGATTTTAACGATGGTCTTGTTGCAAACTGAATTGTATATTCTTTTCCACCTAATTTAACTTTCATGTTTTACCTTGCCTTTCTGCCCTATATTGGCAAGGGGCAGTGTTGCCACCGCCCCATTGTTGCTTATCTCATTGCTTCAAGTTCTGCTATCGACCGTTCATCCTCGCCTACCGGTGCGGTCGATTGCTCGTCCGATAGGCTTTTTACCCCACCACTGTTACAGTGAATGTTCCATCGTTATTATCAACGACAGTCAGCTTATCCGTAACAAGCTCTGATGCTGTACTTGGAATAACTGTTACCGTCATTTCAAGGATTTCATCGTTTCCGCCTACATCGTTAGGTGTGGCTGTTGCAGTTCCTACATATGCGTACTTCGCTACACCGCCAATACCGTCCGTTCCGTAAAGGTGAATAATATCGAGTTTTTTATCTCCATATCCATCCACTTTTGAAAGATATTCTTTTTCAAGGTTTCCTGTGATTTCTCTTGAATCAGAAGTCTTAATTCCTTTTTCAAAAGTCTGCTGATCATCTTCCATTGTGGTTGACTCAACCGTGTTTGGTGGTGATGCAGGGCTTGGAACTGACTTAGCCGCAACCAAAAGATTGTATGTTCCTGCAAAGTCAGCCTGTTTTTCCGTGTGCTCTTTTACAATGACACGTGTTCTATAGCTTGTTGATGCCATATTTTCTACTTCCTTTCTGCTTATAGCTGATCTAAATGCTCAATGTTTCCAATTACGCGAGTTGCGCGGAATGTAGCCGTTCGCACTTGCTTGGAAATTGTTGTGATTACATTTGATACTTCAAAACTTTGTTGTTTAAAAAAAGACACCGCATATGCTGCGATGTCCTTAGTTGATTTTCTTGAACCTTTGTTTGTAATTGTAATCTGAAATGTTGGGCGAATTGCGTTGATTGTCTTTGCTTCATTCGTTCGTCCGGCTTCTGTGACACCGATTTGTCTGACTAAAAGTGTCGGGAATGTTGCGGTGCCGCCCGATTCTTCATCTTGCGTCACCTTAATTCCTCTTACCTTGCTTTCCATGTATGATTTCAAAAGGGAACATAAGGTATCTTCAAAATCAAGTGCCCAACTGTTTAACTCATTTTCCACCGAATACCTCCCTTGCAATCTTTACATACTGTTGAATAATCTGTTGTTCCGCATTGTACATAGGCATTGTGGCTTTGATACCGTGGGTATAACGCCATGTTTCGGTCTTATCGTCCCAATAGTACCAACCATCTTCAAAAGCGTGTATTTGCCCCGGATACGTGCCGACACCGAATCCAAGTTCTGGTGCTTTTGGATTCTCTTCGGAATTGTAAAAAATTCCAGACCCAAACTCTACCGCCAACAAAGTATAGAACGGTTCTCTATCTTCTGACGTTACCGTTTTTCCGGTTGCAATCAGAATCGCGTTCGAGGTCATTAACTGCGGTGCTTTATCAACCCTTACCGTTATCGTGTTCCCTATTGGGGATTCCGATATGTGTTGTATTGCCACCGTCTGACCTTCCTGTGCAAGCCTAGAAACAAGTAAATCGCATTTAGCCTGTAAACTATCGCGGTACTGTTCTAATTTCTTTATAGCGTCTTGTATGGACTTAGTGGATAGTGTCATTGAAATAGGTTTCTTTTTCATACAATCACCTACTTAATATTCTTCCGAAGAAGAAATAAATCCGTGGTCAGTCCTTCATCAGCAACGCCTTTTACGATGTAATCTGCGGTTTCCGAATCCACAAGTCCATCATCAGTGCGTTCTACTTCCGAACGTTTCCACACAACGTCACCGGCTTTCAGTGGCAAATATCCTTTATCCGTGACAAGCTGACAGTATGATGTACTATCATCAATTCCAAATTCTTTCACAAGGGCTTCTGACAACTTATTGCTGATATTTGCTTGGAATGTCGTAGGTTCTGAAAACCCTTCAACTTCCTCGCCTTTTGGAATCTTGTTGCCTTCGGAATCTAAATAAGGTACAAAGTTCCCATCGGAATCCTTGTACCCTTCATAGACAATATCTCCATTTTCGTCAGTTTGTGGGATAAATACCCTCTGACCGGATTGCGAATATTTCATTTTCTGCTTGTTAATGTCAAGCATTGGTGTTTTCCTCCGGGATTCCGGCAACACTTGTCAGAAGCGATAACACTCCGGCAAGGACTGATGCAGAAAGAACATATTTCCAATCCACCGCGCCCATAAATGCCGCCGTTCCAATTCCAGCAACTGCCGCCTGCGCAACTGTCTTGATTGCTCGGATTCCGGCTTTCTTAGTCCAATCCTTCCAATTCCTCATGGCTTTTATCTCCTTTCCCTATATGAATCTCTTCAATCTCATGTTTCATTTTTGTAACCATTCCGTTTCCACCTAACGCATGGTACGCATCATACATCTCACAAAAGTTCTGATAGGCATATGACGGTATTTCTCCGATTCTGGTGTACTTTGCATGGTATTCAATAAGTTGGACGCGCAAAAGAAGCATTGTTCCTTTACTGTTCGCGTCCCTGCTTTTCTTTTGTTGTTTAAGAAGCCAAACTATATATCCAAGCACTATCGGAAGTGCCACAAGATAAGTTTGAATCAAAATACTTTTCATTTGAATCTCCTTTTGGCGCACTGCCCACCACCCTTAAAGTGCGCCTCCTGCACCATATTGCCGGAATAAGCAATGTGGTACGCACAATCTTCTTTAATGACCTATAGTCGATGTTTATAAGATTTTCACAAACGGATACACACCACTCAAAAGGCTATTGCGGTCTTTCCATGTCCGACTCACACCGTTTTCGGAAAAACTTGCCATGTATGCTTCTCCTGCCTGTGAGCGATCGTACACTGCCAAATTAACCATGACATTTTCAAACTTCTGAACATCACGATCAATCTGGTCTTGCGTGTACGTCTCTGGATAATTCCGTTTCTCGATAATCTCATTCCTTGCCTGTTCCAAAAGTTGCTCAATCAAAGGGTTATCTTCAAGGTCATCAAACACAACCTCAGAGGTTTCGATATCAATATGAAATTGTTTCAATCTAATTTTTACTTGCTCCAAGGCTGTGTAATCTGCCATAATTTACCTCTTATTCATCTTTTGCGACAACTTTAGTGATTCCTGCCTTAACAGCACGATAGTTAGGGTCGCATTCGATAATCATAATTTCTTTTCCGGTCTGTGCTTCAATCTCGGAAGTTCCGTCCCAGGTTGCGTAAGTCTTCACGTTTCCAAGATAAGGAGGAAGTTTGCAATCATCCGCTACCTTGTACTTGTAAGAATTATTAGAAGTCTTAGAAGGACTTACAGTAATTTTGGTGAAACCAGTGTCAGAAGAACTTGCTGCACTGTTTACGACCAGAGTATCAAGTCCAGCTTCTCCCTCTGTCAGTGTTCCGATTACGATTCCGTAAGGGTTAGGCAGAACAGGAATAAACACGCCGCTTGCCTTAGTCCATTCAGCAACAGGGTCTGGTGTCGCCCACTGTGAAATTGTAATGAACTGTTTCATGGAAAGACTGGTAAATGCACTTGCCTTTTCCTCTTCCGGGGTAACACCCCATAATCCAGTACCAACTCTTCCGTTTCCGTTAGAAGCATACAGAGTAAATACATTGTCGGGTAAGAATCTCTTAGGGGTTCTTGTGGTATTCTCCTTATTGGCAACTCCGTACATATCATCATCAATCACCAAAGAAATACCGTACAGGCTCATTAACAGGTTATTTACTTCTGCCTGAGTAATAGCCATTCCAACAAAATTTACACCCTTAATAGCTTTCATAATGCCTTCGTTCTTAAGCATATAAGAACGCATTTTGGTAGAAGTTAATGCGGTATTTACAACATATCCTTTATCAAGAGCCATTTGCACCATATCCGCAACATCACCAAGAATGTCATGTGTAGGGTCTTCCCAACTTTTGAGTGTCTTAAACTTGTTAACCTGGAAGTCAATAGCAAAATTAAGACCGTTTTCGTTAATGGTCATCTTACCGGTAGACATAACTTCCATTTTTGCAATTTCAGTTCTTGTCTTTACGGAATCGGAAAGTCTTCCCATATCATCATACACATAATCAATGAGATTGCTTTCTCTTACTCCATGATTAAGAAGCTGGCGAAGTCTTTCAGACTGGTTGATCTTCTCCTTAATAAGCAGTTTCTCAACATTAACTTTCTCGAATCCCGGTCTGACACCAATAGCAGCTTCGGTATCAAACGCATGAACCATAGCTGCGGTAGGTAAATCCATACCTTCGGAAAGCCTTTCGTATTCTGCTTCAAGGTTTTCTGTCTTAACGTCAGGGAAAAGTCTATCACCTACATAGTTTCTTGCGATAGAATAGTTCTGGGAAAAGTCCAGTCTATCCTTATCTGTAATCATTGTTAATACACTAGGCATACTGTTTTTACCTCCGTAATTTAATCAAAGTAAATTCCGCTTGTTTTAAGTGCGGTTTCGGCATTGGTATCTACTGCAACAGGCAAATTTGCCTTAATAACACGGCCTGCAATAATTACAGAAATAGGCTTCTTTGCGTCATCTGTAATATCAACATCTTCAAAGACAATTCCCTTTGCAGAAGCGTCATTTGTGGGAACTACAGTTCCTGCCTTGATAATCTTCTTATCATCTACCTGTGTTGCCATTGCCTGTGTTCCCTCAAAGGTTTTTAACACAAGTCCGACTTCACTTGCTAAAATGTTTACACCAGAAGTGTAAGTAGTGGTTTTCATATAAGCCATAACGTTTATACCTCCTTGCTTACTGTTCGATTACATAGCGTTGATTATATTTCTTTGCCATTTCAGCGCCTTTGCTTTCAGTTCCATCTCCACCGCCAGCCGTTCCACCGCCCGGATTCGTACTGCCTTTTGCAATCTCCTGTTCCTTGGCTTGCGCTGCGGCGGTCTCTTTTTCGGACATAATCTTTCCAAGTTCGGCTGTATCAAAGCTGCCGTCTTCTTTTACAATTGTTTTTGCCTGCTCTGCGGTTATTTTGAAATCGGTCATAGCCTTTTCACGCAAATCTCTAATAGCATTATTTTTCTGCAATTCTGCGATCTGCTGATTAGCTGTGTCTAATGCCTTATTTGCCTTTTCAAGCTCTGTCAGATTTCCAGCTTGCAATTCATCAAGCTGTTTCTGTAAACCATCTGCTGTGTCAGCTTTAGCCTTGTAGCCATCGGCTCTGTCTTTCTCTTTCTTTGTTTCGCCATTGACTTGATTCAGATAATTGCTTACCTGTTCATCCGTAGGCTCTGCCACTCCGATAGCAATAAGGTTCTGTTTTGCCTGTTCTCTTGTCATGATTACCTCCGATTCACTACGCTTTTTTACGTTGGTTGCTCAACTTGTGATTTCTCCTATTTCACGCATAGGTGCAAAATTTATAAAATAAAAACAGCCGCCGATTACTCGGTGACTGTCTTATCTTTGTTTGTCTGGCTCTGTGTGCCATCTGTATTCATTTTATTTATCAAGTCTTGTGCTTTCTGTTCCTGTGCTTCTACATCATCAATGGTTTTCCACAGATTATCCAAGTATGGCTTTGACAACAGGAATGTCTTTTCTGCATCTCCCCAAAGCCCAACCGACTTGATTGCGACAAGAGGATGAATGCCGGCTTGCAACAACTGATATAGCGTCTGCGACTTGGTGTACATATTGTCTTGTGGGCTATGGTTAATCTGAACATCAAAGTCGCGCAAACTCAATCCCAAATCGTGATCCTGTATACGAATCACATTCAAAACAACTTTCGCAAGTCTTTTTTCAGAAGTTTTAACTATTGGATCTTTTAATTTTGCCCTAGTCTTTGAAAAATCCCATCCAGATCTCAAAGACACCGCCCCCATTGTAGAGCCTCCGTCAGATCCTTTATTCTGTTGCGGAATCGCTAAAATAGATAAGGTGTTTTCCCACAAATCATCCTTTGCGACTTGACACTCTGTCTGATTCAGTTCCTGCGTCATAATATCCACGTCCGCCTTGTTGTCGGTATTATTGGATTTTACGGTCAGCGCGTGTGACATACGCATCTGTTGGAATTGTTCATCATCAACCTCGCAATTTACGAATTTTACCCAAAACTGAACAAACTGCTCAACTCCATCCATTCGGTTTGACTGCATCGTATTGATTGCATCCAATAGCCCGATCACAAGCTCAATATCAGAAATGCGCTCATGGTTGTTCGGAAACTCGACAATCGGGATTCCGCCAAAGCCATGTAGTTGCCAATTTTGAACCTCTCCATTTACAATCTTGCACTCGTAAGAGTCCGTGTAGCAGAGTTTATACATCTGTCCATCATCATCCTTAAGCTCTTGGATTGCTAAAAGCGGTTCTTCTGTGGAACGACTGTAGATAACAAACGTATTCATTGGTGTCGGTGCAATAATTCTAAATGGCATATCTCCATTTTTTGTAATCTGCACAGCCTTAAATGATGTTCCGGTTGCTGATTGCCACTCTCCTGCCTTAATATCCTTTTCCTGCTTATTAGCATCGGTTAGATAATCGTTAAATTCATCAACTGCATTGTTTATCCGATCATCATCTTTCCTGCTAATAAGCTGAATTGGCTCACCGTAAGTCTGGCCGACCTTGAATTGAACAATCTCATAGGCATGGTTTTCAGATACCTTATTGGTTATATCCGCATTTTGTACCTTTGTTCGGTACAATACAGGCTGATCGCCCTTGTAGTAGTTCCACAGATACCGAATAATCGTCTTGTTGAAATAAAATGCACCAATGCAGTTTCCGACAACATTTACGATATTGTCTGCCGTAATCTGTTCTACGTTAGCATATGCAATTTTTCTTCCGTATCTGCCTTTTACAAGGTCATGAAAATACTGTGTATTCATATAAATAAAACTCCACTACTGCAAGCGCGTTTCGGTATTGGCTTTGTTTCAATTTTGCCTGTTGCCACGCGATAAATCACAATATGATTGCATTTTTTACATTTACACGGATGATCTATCGTAGATCTCCCATCATAATGTCCGGCTATTCGTCCGCAATCCGGACAATATATAGTTACTTTTTTCATAGCAACCTCTTTCTTGTAAATAAAAAACACCGCCATTTCCGGCAGTGCCTTTTACGGGTTATATGCTTTTGGGGGTTGTAGGAATTTGTTTTTCTACTCTTTTAGTATATCATGCAAGTTTTAGGAAATGTTGTGAAAGAGTGTGAACTATTGTGTACTTTTATGCACTCTTTTCAGAATAAAGCTGTCCATAACGTCTTTCAAACTCCTGCAATGCTCTTTTTCTAAGTTTCATAATGTTCCTGTAGGAATATTTCATTTCAACAGAAATCAGGTTCCAATCTTTTCCATTGACATAATGCGATGAAAGCACGATATATACATCTGTGTTATCCATACTGTCAATTTGCGATATGATAATACGTCTTTTATCAACCAATTCATCTACAAGCGTTTGGATCTCATTCTGCAAATCAACAATCTTTGATACCGCGCTCCCCATTTTGTCGGGATTGCCGGATGATTGCACATCCACCTCTTTCGGAGATATAGATATAGAAGTTGCCATATCGGATAGCCTTTTGATTTCTTCCAGCTTATTTGCAATCGCATGGTCAATTCTGCTTATCTGTGAAAGATATTTGTCTGTTGTCATATCCTAATACCTCCTAAATGGGTTTACTGCCGCTTCTACCTTTGCCTGTGTTCCACTTCGCATCTCGTTTTCAAACAAGGCAACTGAATCCGGTGCATCATCATGCTTTACTTTTCCACTTCTTGTCATGGTTGTAAGTTCTTTCATAAACTTGTAATATTGGCTCTGCCTGTCCATTTTCTTGAAATCGCGGAAATAATAATCACGAATGATATTATCTCTCGCATTTTCCATTCGAGTTATTTTGTTTGAACAATTAAACTTAAACCGTGCGCTGCATCTTCCGCCTTGCTTTTTCACAATGTCCATTACATCTCGACCAAAATATTCTCCTGCACTGTTGCTCTCGAATGTAACCGTCTTTACGTTGTGCTTAATAAGCATATTTGCACATTCCGGCTTGGTAAACTGTGTTCCGGCATTGTCAAACACTACATCTACGATATAAACCTCGTTGCCGTACACATAGCCAATTGGCATTGAGCAGCTATCTTCTCCCTTATCCGCACTGTCACAAGCAGCCATAATCGCATCTGGTTCTCGGTCAACAGGAAGTTCCTCAAAATAATTAAGTTCATTCTCTGCAAACATTCGCCCTTTTGCTTCAAATGGTTCTTGTTGAAACTCTGCCGCCCACGTTTCTTCCGAAACAAGTTTTCGTTCCTTTTGGTAGTAACCGGTTGTGAATATCTTCCGCAATCCCTTTTTATCTTTTCGATAAATCTCCCAATTGCTTTCATCTGTGATCGGGTCAAGTGCCGGAATCGCAACTTCTTTCCATCGCCATTCCAATTCATCAGCTTTATTTTGCAAAGCCGTAATCGGGTCATACAGACTGTATTTCGTTCCCTGTATGATAATTGGTGTCCCCTCTAATCGTCTACCGAGAACATCATCTGTTACTTTCTCGCAAAGGAACTCCAATCTATCTCTATTTCGTGCTTCCTCATGGTTTTTAACGCAGTCATCAATATAGACAAGCACATTTGCTTCTGTACATCCTACGATTGCACCATCAATAGGTCTACAGGTAAATGTTGGGAAAATATTTTTGCTCTTAAGGTCGATTGATAGATTTTCAGCACTTTTATAGTCCTTTTCGCCTATCTTTGTTGCTTCCGGGAAAACACTTAAGAATCTATTGTACGTGCTTTCTGTTTCAAATCCTTGCAATAAGCCACCATAAAATCGCTTAACAAGTCCTTCGCCTTTTCCAACACCGAATATACTTCCGTCCGGGTCGCGTCCACCCATCATCTGCGCCAATTTCAAACCGCCTGTTGTTTTTCCGGTTCTTTTCGGTTGCGATACAGACAGAAAATCCAATTTTCCGTCATAAATCTCCTGGTATGCTCCGACTACAGGTTGTAGCACTTTTCTTCTTGGGAAATAAAATCTTTTCCACGGATCCTTTTCGTCAATTTCAATGTAATAAAAAAAGCTGTCCACAAGATAGGCTGATTCATACATCAAAACATCGTAGAATTGTTGAAGCACCTTGTATGTCGTATCATGTTCCCCGGCATACACTTCTAAGTCTGCAACCCTTCCACCTGTATATTGCTTTACATAGCTTGCTATAAGTTGCTTTGCCCTTGCGGATATTTTCAATCCATAATCAACGTCATGCTCTGTCCTTAAGGCAACCGCTATGGCTTGTATGTATGCGTCTATTACCTGTTCATCAACGCCTTTTCTCTGTATGTAGTTTTCATATCCATTTACTACATTGATTAACTGCTTTGAAGCCAAATAAAAAGCACCTCCGCCTTTTAGCAGAAGTGCCTTGACCTCTGCCTATAACTGTTTTAGGGTAGCGACTAACTCCGTTTGTTAGCCGGTAATATCACTTAATCAATATCTGCAATGCTCTCTACAAAGCAGTTGTAGTAGATATATCTCTTGCCATTAAAGTCAAACTTGACATATCCACCATCGTTTGTACTAAGGTCAATTTTGCCTTTATATGTTGCAAGTTCTTTACCATCTGCCGTGTATACAGTAATGGTTCTCTGCATACCGCCATTTGCATCGCTTTTCATGTCTACCACAAATCTGTCCCACGATGCACATCCGGTCATTCCTAAACACAATGTCAATCCTAATGCAATTGCTATAATTTTCTTCTTCATAATCTTGCCTCCCTAAATTCTTGCAACTACGTGTTCTTTTGCAAATTCTTCTTTTTCCTGGTCGTAAATAACCGAACCGTTTTTATCAGTTTTCAGTTTATCAAATTCACAAGTAACCTTTATGCCATCCTTGTTACTGCATTCTGCGCGATAGTCAATAACACATACTTTCTTCTGCCATTTCCCATTGGCATAAATCTTTGTGTAGCCGCCTTTTCTAGTTTTGATTATGATTTTTGAACACGTTTTCTTCATTTCCAATGCACCTTGAACCCTTTCTTTTTATACTCCTCTACGGCTTTTTTAAGGCTCATATCGTCCTCATACTTTTCATTCAGCATAATCACCACATTGCCTTTTTCAATACCGTATATGTTGCAATTTGCAAGTTTCTTAGCCGTTCCAAGAATAGCTTTTGCCTGCTTTCTGCTCATTTCATAGTTTTTGGTTCCCATATTAACAGTCATTTCTCATAAACTCCTCAAAATCTTTCCTGCACTTAGGGCATAAATCATATGTACGACCAAACGGAAATAATATGTTTGAATGAATCTCTTTGATTTCTCCCCTTACGTTGCCATCTTCAAAAATGGGACTTGGGGTAAAATAATCACCAATCGGCATAAATTCAAATTCACTTATTGGTTTTACTTTTATTTCTTTCCCGCACCTGTCGCAAGCGCGCCATTCTTTTTGATGTTTCATTCTTCCACCAACTTTCTAAACACCACTCATAAACATATTTCCAAAATGCAAATCATTTAGTGCTTTTTCTAATTCGTTTTTGTACCCAAATGGACTTAAAGGGCTTTTTATTTCTTCTCTCAAAACTGGCATTGCCGCATCCATCAAAATGCCTTGTGTAGCACTTGCAAGATTTTGCGGTGGCAAATCCGCCAAAGCGCATAATTCCATTCTTTTATGGTCACATTTTTTAGATTTTGGGCAACTTTTACATTTTTCCGCTAATTTACTTAAAGGTTCTGCCATCACTACACCAACTTTCTTCCGCAGATAGGGCAAAAATTAATTTTTACGACTCCTGCAACCTCTTTTCCATCGCTATTGTCGAAAATCATGTTATTTTCAGCTCCAAAAAGAACTAAATTTCCTTTACCATCAATTATTTTCTTTTTATTCCGACAAAAATCACACATTCTTACGCCCATCCCCTTTATTAAATACCACGTTTTCAAATATTGCCGTTTCTACCTTCTCCGGCTGACTTTCTGGAACGTTCCTTGCCGGAATTTGTTTAAATAGAATTTTGCAATAAGGACAGTTATCAACTTCGGAATCAAGTATTAACATTCCACAGCACAAGCAACTTGTCATAATTCACACCTCAATTAAAGTAAATTTTCTTATTGTTTTTGGAATCTCACGATGCAAAATACCATCTGTATCAAAATATGGCTCGCTATTTAATAACTGCTTGTGTTCTACATTTCCTAGATATACTCTGCTTGTTTTTCCACCAATCGTGATTTCTCCGAACATTTCCCCTATTTCAGCCTTGAATCCGCTTACATCATATGGAGTTTTGCAATAAGGACACACCTTTTTATCGGTTTCAATCGGTGCGCCGCAATTCACGCAGTTTGTCATATTTCTCCCTCAATCATAGCAAAAATCGGAATCCTCGTGAGATTCCGTGTCTTTTGTTTGATATAAATATTCCACAATGTTTTTATCATCGAATAGCGACACAGGGAATCGAACCCTGTCAGATCAAACCATGCCAACCGCTTTCAAATCTGCAATTTCTAATCACGGAAGGGTTTTCTGTTACCAATGATACCGCTACCATCCATAAGTCTCCCATCGACCGGAACTATTGCAGTAGCACCCGACTAAGTTGAGATAAGGAATTGATGTGGCGAGGATTTGAACCTCGCAGAAAAGATTTACTTTCTCATAATGTCCCTGAGAAATACTTTCTCTGTATTGCATTTTGCAATAGACATTTCATAGCGTTTACCCATTCCGCCACACATCAACGCCCGATTTCGGGCAAGCGCAGTGCGCAGGATTCGAACCTACGAGGCGAATAGACGCCCGGCGGCTTAGCAAGCCGTTCCAATACCGTTATGGGAACACTGCTTGATTGCAGAAACAGATACTATGCAACAGTTAGTCGGCACCTACTAATAGGGACAGGCGTTATGATTTTCTGTTGTTTATCGGTAGGGTGTTTCCCGGCTGTTTACCCGACTTGTACATTTACGAAGCACCTTGCGCCGCTACCGTATCTTACGCTCTATTTTTATTTCTGCAAGTGGGGAAGAGAGGAATTGAACCTCCAGCGTTTATACCACTTGGGAACTGATTTACAGTCAGCCGCAACACCGCCAATCGTTGCCGCTTCCCCAGAACCGCCACAAGACGGTTAGCAATATGTTTTACGTGCTATGCGTTACACGATCATGCGCCGTGGGATAGACGCATGATAGAATACCACCGGACGGTCTCGCACCGTCCTTAACAGAATCGTCCTAGTAGCGAAAGGAGGAACCCAAATGCTTGAATCACTCAACCAAGGGTTCAAGTACATATGAAAAACATACGTGGCTATATGAAACGTCAGCATGCAACCAATTAGGCTACCGGGATTCGAACCCGGGAATACAGGAATCAAAATCCTGTGCCTTACCACTTGGCGATAGCCCATCATTTCCAAATGACCATAATATTCATTGCAAAGATCGCGTATGAAAACAAATACCCCATTGCGTTTGAATTGTCTTCTTGTTTTACCTGTCCTCCCATAAGTCCAAGCATTACGAGGACATCTGTCGCTGTTGCAATAACTTTCAAAGCCATATCAATATCTCCCATCCTCAAAGCTGTGTTCCTGTTTGAATCGTTCCATTTCATTCACGCTCATGCCGCAAAGTCCGGCAGATTCATCAGAATTCGTATGTTCGAAATACTCGCCCTGCTGTGGAAACATAAACCGGAACATTGCATAATTCGCAACATCACACAGATATTCAAGATTTCCGGTTTCTTCAAACTTGGCAAGGCACATTTTTAAACTTTCGATTGCATCCACATTCCCGTTTGCAAAATTCATTCTTGCCGGTCCGTATTTGTAATACGACTGTTCAATCAGACCTTTGCGCTTTTCATCAAAAGCTGTGGAATACTCGGTTTTCATCAATGTTTCATTCATTTCAGTTTTCCCTGTTTCTGTTCCCAAAAATCGCATGAATGGATGTATTCTACTAAATCAGCGGCATAATCGCTTTCGCCGTTTGAACAAACATAACCGTTTGTCTTGACACATAAGCCATATTTGCAGGTGCCGCAACATTCTTTACGCTCTGTCATTACACATCACCTTCCGCCCTATGATTTGCTTTTTCGATGTCAAAGCCTTCCGGGTAACGCGCCTTAAGCTTGTCTACATTTATCTGCATGATCTCATCAAGGCTCCAGCCGAAGGATTCGCAAAGCATTGCAAGATACCAACAAATATCGCCAGCTTCTTTCTTAGCATGGTCAATATCAAGCTGTTTCTCGTGGAAAATCCATTTTTTGATTATGTCGTTAAATTCTCCAACTTCACCGGATAGTCCAAGGCAAGCATTAAAGATTCCGCCAAGGTCGTAATCTTGCAACGATGCGATATTGTTCTTCTTGCAAGATTTAAGCAAATCAAGTTTATCCGAAATTCTTTCTGTTGCCTTGCGATCATTTGTCCGCATGGCTAATGACTGATACTCATTTCCGGTCATATATCATTCTCCTGTCCGAAACACTCTTCTTTGTTTTTAAATTTTTTTTGGAAATGTAGTTGCGATTCGCAACGTGAAAGTGAATTGTTATAAATTTATTATAGCCTATTTACGGTGAAAGTCAATGGGTGCTGTAAGCGACTTTTTATTTTTTGAGGAATTTAAGGGACTTAGTAGCCGCCCGGTGGTCTTTCTGCCAGACCCCCTCCCCATCCTTTTTCTGCAAACATGGAAATCTAAAATATTTTCCGTTTCGTTTTGTTGTCATTGTGTGAAAATCAAATTGTTTTAATACAATTCATGTCATACCCTTGTAACTATTCGCAAAACCTAACTTTTCCGAATAGTTTACGAATAGTTAAAACGCTACAGCCCTTGGTATTACTGCATTTGTGAATTGTAGAATAATCACACACAATTTAAACTGTATTATTTACCGCTGCATCCGTAAATTGTGTATCAATTGTGTGCAATTCTTGGCTCTTTTTCTCGTCCAATCTTGGCAGTTCCTGCGCTGTGATCGCCTTGCGTTGCGTGGCATTATCGCCAATGCCCGGCTGATTCATGCCAAACTCGTTATTACCCACAAACATAGTGCCCACCGGGCTATTGGAATCATATGCCCTATCGAGTATACAATCCTTACGGGATCGCTGCAATTTTTGCCACATCTTGAAAGTCAGCGAACTTGGTTCATCACTAGCCCATATATCCATTGTGTTCGTAGGTATATTACAAAAATAACTAAATGCTACCGTACTTACCAACTTGCTATACACATTGGAGATGTATATATAATAATCACAAAGCCTATACAATACCTCTCTGTCATACCTGTTACAGTTAGTCGGTATAGTCCCATTGTTAAGAGGACTTAAACTCTTGTCCTTTAAGACTTTCGTATCTGGGAATAAATGCATACCAACATACTGCATAACAGCTTTCCACTGCCTTTGTCCAGCCTTTAACAGATCATCGATGTGAAATTCTATACAAGCGTTGTCTATTAAGTCTTGTACAGTTGATGTATATATCTGTACTGTACCTAGATCCACTATAAGGCTTGTAAGATCTACACTCTCTATATCCTGCATATAGCTTTCACACCTCCAATTCTGTTTATCTCTCTGCTTTTGGTATACACTATTTCCGGGTTTAAAGTCAAGCCTTAATTTTTTAAGGTGGTATTATATACTTACGCCGCGCGTGTGCGCGGATATACACTTACAATAAACCTATAGTCTTTATATACAGTGTATTGTTAATTTAAAAGATTAAGAAAAAGATAGAGAAAGAGAAACATAGTTCTGAAAAAGCGACGTCAGACGATTGTGTCGCCTTATGTCATACGATTGTCAGACGATTTTTTGTAAAAACTGATACTATTCTATCATTTTTTGACTTATCAAAGACCTAATGAGCCTAGCCTTGTTTATAAAAATTTAAGAAAAGTTTTATAGTTTATTTACGGCTTTTCGGAGATTTTGTAAGATATGCCCGGGCAAGTTGTTGTTTTTTGGACATGGCAAAAAGAAAAGACAGCCGAAAAAGCTGCCCTTTGTTTGAAAATATTTACTTGCATTTTGTCCGATCTGATGATATGCTATAGATATGTCTCGCGTGGTGGATGCTCTGCGCGTGGTATCTGGAGCAATTCCCCGGATACAAGGATTGAAATAATTATATTCTCAGTGACGAAAAAGAGTGAGGCAGATTTTTAGTCTTTCCCACTCTCTTTCTGTGCCATTAAGCACTGGATAAATAATAATCCTGTTTCTATTCCCACCTTTTACAAGGTGCTTTATTATATTACAATGCATTTTCTTACTTGTCAATAGCATTTCCTATCCAAAACGCTTCTATTGGAATGTTATTTTTAAACAGAACTATATAATTTTGTTCTAATTTATTTGAATCTAGGCTATAATTTCCGTCTGCGTTCCAAGAATAACCGGCTTCTTCTTTGCTGCTTGTTTGCAAAGAGTTGTCTAACATATTCTCTACGAAAGATTTAATTTCTTCTTCTGTGCCATTTTTAACCCATTCTTCAGAAAATTCAAGATACTCACTTTCTTCCTCTATCTTGTAATATTCTATATTTCCATTTTCGTCATAACTTTCGTTATCTAAATATATTCTATTGCAAAATATCCCTTTCATGGTATTTTCTCTCTCTTTTTGCTTCTGTACCAGCTCGTAAACCAAGGCGTCAATACGTTTTTCCATTTCGTCAAACTCGCAAGTCTCATTTTCCTGAAACGCTGGCATTAGTACATAACTTTCAAACGCTTTTGTTATGTCGTTCCACTTTCCTCCGGTCGCAAAAGACAAATCCCCATTTTTCAATATTGCCAAGCTATCAACATTCATCTGCGATTCAACCAATTTTCTAACATATACGGAAATCGGCTCACCGCTTGGCAACTTATAATTATCTCCTGTAAATTGCCATTGGCTTCTAATTTTTATAATCTTTTTGAAATCATTTCTTTTCATGTTTCCTCCCATATGCTCTTGTTGACTCCACAAGTCAACTGTGCTATTATACTTTTGCGGCGCACTTAAACCGTAACATGAGATGTTTTGAAATACTCACTTTATGAGGTATTTCGCGCCGCAGGGGGAATTTTATTCCCCCCTATTTCTTGCAAATTTCTTGTATTCTTCAAAATCTTTCATAATCGCGTTTACAATCATATCTATAACATCGCTTTTGTCGTAATAATTTCCTGACTTGTCGCTGTATCTATTTTTATCAAATGTTTCAGCTCCAATGATATATTCATATTCACCGCCAGAATAATCATATGGAATCAGCCTCAGATCCACTCCAAGGTATTCATGCTTTTTTCTTTTACATTGTATTCAGTCCAATTCATGAGTACAATATAATGCGATCCCCATATTTTATGATTATCTACGCCTCTCATAAAGCTATTTGCTTTCTTTTCAATTTCTTCTCTATTTAAATTTTTGCTGATTTCCGTGATTATTCATCCATTATAACATCCACACGTCTTCGATAACGTCCTCGTGGTTCACTTTAATTAAAAACTGTGTGGATTCCGGAGCGTCAATATATGCTATATAATCATATCCGTTATTGTTGCTCTCTCCCACATATACGTTTGTTTCCCCGCATTCTTCGAAATCCTCGAACGCGCACACAACATCATCAAAATCAATTTCTTTTCCGATCATTGCCTTTAAATTTTTTAATACCTCATCTGCTGTCATTTTTCTTTCCTCCTATTCTATTCGTTCTTTCCTGCTCCGTAGCACTCATAAAAGCTATCTACGAGCTTCCCAAGTTGTTCCGGTGTCAGCTCCTCTTTCAGCTCTTCCGGAATCCACTTGTAAGACTGCCGGAAAGTTTCGCCATACTTTCCAATCTTTGATGCTTTTTCGACCTGATCCAGCTTGTACATCTGGCCGAGTTCCTCCAGTGTAATATCTCCACTCTTTACTGCTTTTCTTCCCTCTCTTGTTAGGATGCTCATTGCATCTTCTTTTCTGATTGTTCCGATTCCTTTGATCTTCATATGCCGTTCTCATTTCCTGACTTTCGCCTTTGCTCTATTTCTTTGATCTGTCTATACTATAACACGCATATATCACTTTTGCAAGTGATATTTTATTTTTTTTGCAATTTCTTTTTCAGTTCCAAATCTTCCGGACTCTCTACATATATAAAGATGTCTTTCGGCTGCATATCCAAAAGCAGACAAAGATTATTAATGCTCTTTGCATTTATATTTGTGTCCTCACGTTTTATTTTTTTGAGCGTTTCTTGACTTAACAATCCGCTTGTTTTAGCCATGTAGGAGTTAAAGCCGATGCGCTCCAACGCGTCCCCTACATCAAATCTGTATTTTAGCATTGCGTACCTTCCTTTCTATATAGATTTTCTTAAATCAATCATACTTTTCCTATCTGGAAAAGTCAAGAAAAATATTTCTAAAAAAAGTGATATTTACTATTGACTGTCACTAAATTTAGTGATATGATACAAGCATCAAATGAAGCACAGAAAGCGAGGAAAACAACATGAGCAAATATTTTAAAAATGTAAAGAGCTACAACGAATTAAAGAGTACATACAAAGGGCTATTGAAAGCAAACCACCCGGACAACGGCGGCGATCTTACAAAGATGCAGGAAATCAATGCCGAATATGATGTTATGTTTAAGATCTGGAAAGACCGCGCAACCAATGACAACTCATTAAACGAGGAAGAAAAAGCAGAGACAGCCCAGAGCACACGCAGCAGCTTTTATACTTCTTTCGGTTGGGAAGGTAGTAACCACGATTGGAACCGGAGTTTGAAAGAAGTTGCACAGATCGTCAGAACTTATGTAAAAGAGAAATACCCAACTTACAAATTCAGCGTTCGCACTTCTTACGCGTCAATGTGTCAAGAATTGCATGTTGAATTGAAAGAAAGCCCTATAGAAGTTTACAAGTCATTTGAAGAGCTGACCGAGGACGACAAAAGCGAGTTTCTTAGAAAAGCAAACCGCAACGGCTATTGGTCTTTGGATTGCTGGAATGATTCAGAATTTGAAGCCGAATATAACAGCATTACTTCCGAGCATGGAAATTTTTTCAAGATCATGAATGAAGTTACAGCCGCAGTTATAAAGGATGTTGACGATTTTGTAAATTCTTATAATTATGAAGATTGTGACGGTATGATTGATTATTTTCATGTAGATTTCTACTATTTCGGATGTGCCCAAAATAACGGCCAGAATATAAAGATTGTGCCAAAAACGGCACGAATCAAAGCCGCAGCTACTACCCCAGCAACAACAAAAGAAACAGCCGCACCGGATCAGATCGAGACAAACGGAGAAGCGTTCGCAGTTACCGAAAACGAACACACAAAGACGCATGAGAAAATTTTCCTTGTAAAATGTTTACAGACATTAAGCCGCGACGCTTATATAAACCTTAACAAGCAGATGCGCGACATTGGCGGCTACTACTCTAAATTTACACATAGCTTTATTTTTAAGAACGACCCAACCGAAGCATTGAAGGGGGTAAAAATAGCATGATGAAAGAAGAATGCAAAATAAATTGTTGCAGGTGTCCAGAGCGCGACACCTGCGAAATTATGCATGAACGCCTTATGGATGAGCTTTTCACGGTATACGGACAGCCACAAAAGCAAATGAGTGAAAAAGTAATTAGAATTTACGAGCAGCACCCGGAGCGATTGCACACGGAAAAAGATATTTTAAACAGCTTCGAGCATACCAAACAAAATTTAGAACGCTTAGAGGAAGTTATTCTTGAGCTTAAAGCGTACGAGATCGAACTAACAAGCCGGTACAATTTTATAAAAACCGCACCAACGCGGCAAAAAATAAAATTGTACCGGGAAAAGCGCTATCAAGAGAAAGTTTTTTACTATATACGATTTTATGATGTTAATTTGACAGACGGACACGAGGAATTGACGCACAGCATTAAATATACCGGGAAAGAGCGAAAACAAGCTATAGAACACTTTGAACAGCTTAAAAAAGAGAAAAACAACGCGATTTTTGAAATAGATATAGATAAAAAATCATGGGAGCGATAATTTTCTAACCGCCGCAGAGAATGCGCGCCGGATCACTACCGGCGGCGGTTTTTACTCAAAAATGAGTAAATAAAAGGAAAAGAGGTAGAAACATGAGAAGTTATAGCGAACTTGTGCGCGGTGCAGTTATCCAGGCGCGCGAAAAGCAAAAAGATATTGAAAGGCATACCGTTTTCACAACGCGCCACGATTCCGGCGCACATACTGTTACACGATTTTATAAAAAAGGTTCTGCTATTTGGTGCGAAATGATTACCGGATGCATTCGGGAAGATTCGCGCGTTTACAAAGTAAATACAGATAAGCCATATATAAGGGATATGGGTAAATATTGGTATTTGTCGGAGCAGGAAAAGGAAGCCGTGAAATACCTTTTGAATAATTAGGCGGTACCATTCCGCCTTTTTCGCGTGCTTGGTGCATCCGTTCCGGTTCGATTCCGGGAGCGCGGGCTACATGGAAATCGGTTTCCATGCGCACATTGACAAATAAACACGATATAAGGAGGTATAAGTGTATGACCTACGATATTAAAGCCGATCACAACGGGAAAGCCGTGCGCCGGGTGGCGTATGGGGACTTGCAAGCGTGGCTGATCGTAAACCAACTATCGCGCGACGGATGCAAAATATATGCATGAGTGAGCGCAGAACGTCTGGAGGTGGCAAGCATGGAAAAATATGAATATATCGGTAAAAGGGAGATTTTGCGCCGGGTGTCTGCCCTTGGTTATCTGGAAATATCCGGCAAAATGTGCGGCTACTCAAAATTTGAGGGTGTGGAATGGGTGGAGTCTGCAAAAACCAAAATAACCGTCCAGCGTGGCGGCGATTGGTTGCAGATCACGCAAAAGCCGGAACGCATAACACAAACTTACAGCCGGTACGACGGGAAAAACTATCTTGACAAGTGGTAAAATGCGGTCTATGCTAGACTATAACTACAGCCGAGCAAGCGTCTTCTGGCGTTTGCCTGTGATCGGCAATATCATCAAATATCATCAATGAATTATCTATATATGGCATAACATATAGTGTATTTGTGTTATTTGCGGAATGCCGCAGATAATTGCACGTTTGTTACACGTTTTTGAGAATCCGTGAAAATGGAATCTTGACCCCAAAAACGCTACCTCAGGGGGGTACAAAAAAATTACGAAATATTTTTTGGGGCGCTGGAAAAATTTTCTTTCGTGAAAATCAAAGACCGCGCCGCATAGTCGCTTTTGCTCAACTCTTCTATCAGCTTTTCCCTCGTCATTTCCGGATTCGTCCGGTGCACGTACTGTAAGAGTTCTGAGATTTTATCCATTATGCAACAACCTCCATAAGTTCAATCAATAGTCTGTCTGCAATTTCAAATACTTCTCTTCCGTATGTAGCCAAGAAGTCTGCTACAATTTCCTCTGTATCAATATCCATGTATACGTTATACGAAAGACAGAACGCGTGACATAATTCGTGGCATAACACACGGTCAAGAAATTTTCCACGCAGATCATCCGCAAGATATATCGTTTTCGTGTCTCTGTCGGTCATGCCTACCGTTCTGCTTCCGTCACTTCTCTGTAGTATATCGCTGTAACGCGATACTTTGACCAAATTCCACATTTCATTGTTTATCGTGAACAATTTACCACCTCGCAAACAAAGAGGGCAAAATGCCCTCTCTATTACATTTTCGTGACAAGCGTAGTCAGCTTTGTCTTGGTTAACTGTTTCTCTTCTGGGGACATACCGGAAAACAGTTCTGTCACATCTTCCGAAAGAGATTTCATGTACTTTTCAAGTTCTTTCATCTTTGCGTCCTTATCTTCCGGTGTATTTCCGTTATGCATTTCCTTTGTTTCCATGTAACTTCTCCGACTCATACCGGCTCTGCCCTCTCTTGCATCGTGAGTACCGGTACTCATGCCGTTATTTCCGCTCATAGGCTCTGAATAATACATTTTTCCCATACTCATTCTGTCAAGGTCTCTCATTCGGTCGTATTCCGGCATTCTCTCCCATTCGTGGTAATCTTCCGGCATCTGATGGTAATATGGAGGTTCTACATATCCTCTGCGTGTTCCACGCCCTTTCGGTGCAAATCTTCCGTTTGAGTACCGGTACTCATTGTAGTATCTTCTTTCCGGATAATCCCCAAATTCTTCCACCATGCGCATGATTTCTTCATCTTCAGACTTTTTCATGGCTTCAACAATGTTATAGTCCTTGTCAAAGCATACGATGTTCTTTGCAATCTCCGTCCAATCCTTGAGATCATCAAGGTTTTGTCCCTCAAAATTCTCAATCCCGATTCCGTCAACGTGGGCTTTCACGCAATCCATAATCTGTTTCGCAAACTTATGCATAATATCAAGCCTCCCTTACTGCAATCAAATTACTGTTCTGCACCTCTATAGCCTGTGTGGATGTATTCTGCACGGCTACGGTACTGCAACAACCGCAAGGCACATCAACGTATGCCTGCGCTGATACATTAAAGAAATTCTCAACTGCCGCAGGGGTTACGATCATCTTTGTTGACTGCAAAGGCTCTCCATCAACCGCGATTGCAAGCGAAATCTCTCCAACTGTTCCGCCTGTCGGAATCTGAATGTTGCCGGAATACGATACCAAAAATCTAGCCTTGCACTGATTTGTGATACCTCTTAACTTGATAATTCCGCTTCCCTGTCTGTGTACGATACATTTTGTTCCGTTTACTGCTGTTTCTGTGAATGCCACATCTTCTCCAGCAGCAACGGTTTGTAATGTAATTCCTGTTACTTCCATTATTTTTACCTCTCTTTCACAAAATAAGGGCAAACATTATAGTCTGCCCTTTGATTATAAGTAATACTGCTTAGCAGACATGATCGAGTTAAACTCAATTAAGATACTCAATTATTCAGTTTTAGCATCCGCAACCGGTGTTGCATCCGCATCCATATGCATAAGCATTTGGGTTAGGTACGACATATGCCGGGATAGCAGACGGATTTACTGCATTGATAATCTGCTGCGTCTGAGCTGCCATCTGAGTTGTAAGCAGTGCGCTCTGACGATCCTGTGAAGCCGCTCTGCGAAGGTCGCTATTTTCTGCCTGTAAGCTAGAGATTTTCTCATTGCAGAGATAATCAAGGATAGCGCGTGTTCCTGCGTTCTGACTGTCGATAATGTCTCTCGTGTTGCTGTTCATGGTGTTCTGCAACGCGCAAGTGTTAGTTGCCATGTTGTAGTTTACGCCTTGGATAGCTTCTCTTGTTTCGCAGCAGCAGTTAGCGATCTGTGCCTGTAATGCATTTGTATTCTGCATATTAGCGACTGTATCAGCGTTGATAGCCTGCTGAATGCCGAAACCTGTCTGTAAAATGTTTGTGTTGATTCCGTTCATGTCGTTTTGTACTGCGTAGAATCCGTCACAAAGACCATTTGAAATGCCATCAAGCTTTGACACAACTGCTTGGTTGTCGAATCCGCGCTGAATTTCGCTTCCAACTCCACCATTCATTCCGTTTCCTCCGAATCCGTTACCGAATCCACCCCATCCGAAGATGGCAAAGATAACGATAATGAACCATAACCATGAGCCTTCTGCGCCCCATCCGTTGTTATTTCCGTTTCCGTCAATGTTCGCAACAAGCGGAACAGATGCACAATTACCTGTGTTAAACATAGAATTTACCTCCATAATTCATTTTTATATACATAATCTTGCAAGAATTAGTATCACATTCCTAATTGGCTTTTAAACGACTCAAAAGCCTTATCTGCGTCAATTCCCTTTTCTTTGCACAAATTCCTAGCCATCTGCTCAATGCCTTTAGAATCTCCCTTCTGTGCCATCTGCATAGCGTTTCTAGCCATAGGGTTGCTCATTACGCTGTTATTTCCCATCATTTGTTGTAAAAACTGCTGTGGGTTTCTCATTCCCTGTAACATCTGCATAGGATTCATTAAGACTCACTCTCCTTTTGTGTTCGTGAAGATTTTCTTTGCGTTTGCGAAGATAACTTATCTTCCAACTCTTCCATCTTTCCAAACAAACAATCTAATTTGTCAGTAATAGCCTTTGTCGCATCATCAGACAGCCCTATTTCGATTCTTTTATCATCACTCGAAGAATCTGCCATCTGCTCATTAAAAGGCTTGTAAACGGTCTTTCTGATTGTTCCATTGGCATCCCATTGTTTTGCTACGATTGCGCTCATGTCCTGCATCGGGAAAAACGCAACGCTTCCGTCCATAGGTACATCATTTGCCATGATTGCTGATTCCGACTGCACAACCTTTCCTTGGATTCCAAGAAACTGCGGTTGCATCTGCGGAATCTGTGGCTCTGGCTGCTGAAATCTCTGCATTGGGTTGTACTGATATGCGGCATAGCTTGGGTTTGGGTTAAATGCCATATTCTGATTTTGCATCTGATACATTCTCTTCCTCCAATACTTCCTTGATTGCGTGAATCATAGCTGACTGATACACAAGCGGAACCTTTGACACATCTTCTCTTGTTAAGATTTTTTCAAGAATTTCATCTGTAAATAACAT